AGATCAGCAGCCGCCTTGATCAAGGTCTCTTGAATTGTGCTTGTTTCAATACCATCATAAAACTGAATATGGGATTTGAGTTCGATCTCTGATTCAGAAACCGAATTAATTCCTTCACATGCCCATGCAACTACCTTATGAAATTTGTTTAGATCTAGAGGCTCTCTGCTTCCGTTTCTTTTTGTTACTAATATTTTTGCCATCATACCTATTTCTCCTCTAATCTAAATATACTATATAATTACTAATTAGTCAACCAAAAAAGGGGTTAACATGGACGAATGGTTTAAATTGGTCGCAGAAGTTGGATTTCCAATAGCTTCAGCCTGTGCTGGTGGATACTTTGTATTTTTAACAATGAAATTTATTCTTGCTGGCGTTATGAGTGCAGTTAAAAGTCTATCAGGTATTATTACCGCACTGGACAATCGTGTAAAAACAATGAACCATGACGTTATCAGAATTGATACATTAGTTTCGAACGCATTAGGTGTGAAACCTGATGTTGATCGTATCGCACGTGCTGATGGTAAAAACGACGCAAGAAGGGATTGATAGATGGGTGGATTAGCAGAATTAATTAACAAATATGGGTTTCCTATAGTCGCCGCTGGTGGTATGGGATATATGATTTATTATGTATGGACCTGGGCAACTAAAGAAATCAAACCAGTAACAAGCGAAGCAAGCACTGTACTTATAGCACTTATTGATCGTATTCGTATGCTCGATAATGACTTGATTCGCCTCAACCAGAAGATCAATATCGTTCTTCAGCTTCGCGGTAAAGAAATCGAATCTGAGAGACATCTACATGACGTTGAAACAGCAGCCAAGGCTCAAAAACGAGAACTTGAAGCTGCTGATAAACAAGTTAAAGCTGCAGAAGAACTAGCAGCCAAGCATAAGTAGTTTAAGACCACTTTACTATTTCAAAAGTACCGTCATGGTTTTCTACCAAGGCGGTACACGATTCTACCCAATCACCACAGTTCATATATCTAATGCCGCCAATATCACGAATATTAGCATGGTGAATATGACCACAAATGATACCATCTAGCTTCTTACCTTTCACATAATTGCATAGCGTTTCTTCATAGTTGCCTATGAAGTTCACAGACTCTTTTACTGTATTTTTAAGATACGCTGAAAGAGACCAATACTTCAAACCAAACACGGTTCTAACTCTATTAATGAAACGACTCATATTAATGCTAATATCATAAGCCCAGCCACCAAGATGAGCGAGCCATTCAGCATTTCTAATCACCACATCAAACTGATCACCGTGAGTAACAAGGTATAACCTATTATCGACTCCCACATGTATGGCTTCCCTAACCATAATAATATGACCAAATTCGTTATCGCAATAGTTGCGCATAACATCATCATGGTTTCCTGGGATATATACAACCTCTGTACCTTTTCTTGCACGACGCAAAAGCTTTTGAATCACATCATTGTGAAACTGAGACCATATCATTTTCCTTGACATAGACCAACAATCAACAATATCACCGACCAGATATATTTTCTCGCACTCAAATGTTTTCATAAACTCAAGCAGTTGATCTGCTTGACTCATTTTTGTACCTAGATGTAAATCTGAAATGAATACTGTTCTGTATGACTTCATCTAAAATCCTTGTAATCATTCGTTGTGGATTTATTTTTGAACGTCACGGAAAAATAGTTAGTCAAATAAAGCCAAGTTGTACTTATTACACCTTGCTCTTTTAATCGTCTTGGTGAGGTCGTGGTAATCATGTACATATTGAATACTATTTTACCAAGATGCTGAATGCGTTTTGCTGTCATAGTATCTTCACCATAGAAAGCAATATTTAAATCATATCCACCAACTTTATCCAAAGCTGATTTCTTAATCATAGCATTGCCACCTTGAAGAAACACGCCAACATAGTCGTTGCTTAGTTTTGCAATTAAGTAATAAAGCTTAGTCATTATCCGTAAACCAAATCCAGCGCCTTCATATTCTAGGGGACCAGTTACAGCAACAACATCATCGTTTGATAATCTGCTCAATGCTTCCCAAATCCAACCATCTGTTATTTTTGAATCTGCATCAATATTAGCAATCAAAAATCCTTTAGCAGCTTCATATCCAGCTTGTCTTGCAAATACAACACCCTTACGGGGTTCTTTAATAACAAATGCCTGCTCAGATTCTGCAATTTCTACTGTCTTATCTGTACAGTTATTATCAACTACAATAATCTCATATGGTATATACCATACATGTTTTCTGATTGATCGAATGCAATCTTTAATATGAGCTTCTTCGTTGTAGCATGGTATGATGAATGAAATCATTTTATGGTTCCTGGCTTATTTATTTCCCGTTTGTTTTTATCATACCAATATTGACTGCTAGCCCGAAGTTTTTCGGCGCTAACTCTAACATGTTCCATCAAAGCAATGGCCATAATAGCCTGGGATTTCCTCCAGGCTTTATCTTCTTGTACAACCATGTTTTCTATTAGTTCGATAGCAAGATCCACATATGGGCAAACATGCTCAGGAACTACTGGTTTCTTAATCATAGATCAAGTGCATCCTTAAGAGATGGAAACTGTTCTGTAATCTGATACCAAGCATCAAGGGCAATTTCGCGATGCTCCTTCTGAGTCGCTACATCTGTTCTTACTTGGCAATAATGGATCCAACTGCGAAGACTGCCAGCCATATACATCCGGCTAAGAATAAGTCCCTCAGGCAGCACAGCACGAGCTTGTTCCTTTGCAATTCCATTGTCTATTGCCCACTTGTAGGTTTCTGTTGCCTTTGTTGTGAGGTGTCTTTGCATCTCTTCCCACAATTCACGGAGTGCTTCATCGGAAGTCTCAACCGAGTTCTGTCGATTTTTTGTGTCTTGCAGACGGGCTTCACGAACGGTAAATCCCATATCTTTGGTGGGATCTGCATAGCGCTGACTGAACTCCTGAAAGCTGAATGAACGATGTCGAAGGATTTGACGAGCAATATCGCGAGTAGTGTTAATTTCCATAACAACATTGACCATCTCGAAAGGCGACCAATGCTTATGCTTTGCAAGATATCGAAGCAGCTTTGGAGCAGTTAAAGTGTTATTTTGATTGGATGGATTAGATACACGAGCAACATACGCGATGAATTCATCAACAGACAATAAAGCTCTCATATTAGGATGAGAGATAGTTGGTTGTGTAAGAGCGATAATTCTAGCATTATTCATAGTATAAACCTCACTTCTTTGTTGCGTTAACTTTTCGTACACTATGGCTTATTCCACAGTATTGAGTGCACTTTGCCATTCTATTTCTTAGTGTATCGTTATTATGCCAAAAATTGGTAAGGTCGCCTTTCTTAGTTATTTTCTGTCCTGGAAATCCAGTCGAGAAACAAAGCCTAGCGACGCCGTCCATATCGACCATAATGTTTCGATCGAATGAATTACAAATTAATTTTTCAGTACCCTTGCCTTGCCAACCTTTGATGGCATCGTCATTTTTATGAACACTATCATGATACATTCTTACAGTTTCTATCCATTCAGGGTCAAGATTTAATTTATACTTTTCACTACACTGATTTAGTATTTCAAATAAACCTTGATGGTCTTTAATAACGTTCTTCTTGTAAAACTTATCGCCTCTATCCTTACCAGTTTCGTCTTGCAACGATCCAAACATAGGTTGTAACCAGTTAAGCTTTAGCTTATCAGCTTTTAGGTTATTGAGAACAAAATCATAAAACTTATCGAGATCTCGATAGTTTTGTTCACACATAATAGACATAGCATAAACAGGTGTACGAATATTTAATTTTTCACGTGCAGCAAGTAACAACTTAATAGCGTTAACAGCAATTTCGAACGATCCAACAACGCCTCTTGTTGAGTCGTGAACTTCAGGAATATAACTATTCAACGAGATTGTAATTTCTGTTGGACCTTCAAGGATTAATCTTTCTGCCATTTCAGAAGTTGTAACCATTGTGCCATTCATAACCGAAAAGCATTTAAGACCAAGTTCTCTACACTTATTAGTAATCGGCCAGTAACGCTCAGGATTCATTAATGCTTCGCCGCCACAAATTACAATAGTACCATTTGGATTCATCACGGCGAATTCATCGATAATCGAGTTTCTTTGTTCGATAGAAATATGACTAGGAAGAGCTATTTCTTCTCTTGTCCAGTACATACAAGTTTTACACTTTAAATTACACTGTAAATTAGTATCAAGGAAAAGAAATTTAGGAGGTATATTCATAGATGGTACTCATTTTTTTTAAGGCTAACTTTAACATGTTGATAATTAACATTTTCTATTTGCGTGTTAGATTCTTCAATAACTACGTAATCCATACTATTTAAACCAATAGTGTCAAATAGGTTTGGTGTTTTTTTAAATTGATTTAAAATACTTGCATTGTATTTTCTTTTTGATTTATCTCTAGGATGATCAAAAGATTCAAAACGACAGTTATTACGATTAAAAACGTTTATTTTTTTTAGTTTGCAACGGAGATAAAGGTCGTCATCTTCAGCTCCCCAAAACCAATAGACGGTACTATACCCATTTACATTTTTAAAAGAAAGTTTATCTAACAAAACAACACCACCAAAATATTCTGGATATGGTTTTGTGTATCCAAATTGTTTTACTTCTGTTGCTAATAATGTCGCACCAGGATTATATGAGTAATCGTAACAAGATTTAGTAGGAATCATATCTACATCATGAAAACAAAAATAATCACAATCATCACAATAGATAGTTCCTATATTTTTTAAATAACCACGATTAAATAGTTCACCCTCTTTCTGCTCAACGACAACAATTTTATGATCTATTTTTTGTTGATATAATCTATCACTAAGCTCAGGTAACAACGCCGTCAGATGTTCTAATCTATCTCTGTAAGGAATTATGATACCAAGTTTTTTATCAATCATATTTCTGCTCAATTTCTTTGATTATAAAATTAGACATATTATGTAGGGAGCAAATATACTCAGCCATAACGATATCATCAAGTTCGCAGATAACTTGTTTACGTTCGTCGTGAACGATAATTCGATCACCATCATCCCACGTAATAAACCAACGAGACTTTTCCATCTTAGTACGTTCTTGAAACATCTTCAAATGACGAAGGTTATAAAATAGATCAGGGTTTGCTTTTTCCATTCTCATATCACTCGTTTCTCTATAATGCAAACTAACATCAGGCACAAGATCGAATCCAAAATCAGGATCGCGACTTTCAGCAAGAAACTTTTTTGATATATATCCAGCCATCACTTTTTCTCCGCAATAATTTTAACTACCTGACCAAGACTAGTATGATCATAATAACTATGAATTGTAACACCCATGCTGTCAATAGCTTTATCAATACAACTATTAACGACCTGTTCAATTACAGGAGTTAATGCTGTTCGAAGCTCTTGCCTAACATGATCTTGAAACAATTTGAAGAGTAGATCATCTTTCAATGGGTTGCCAGTCTGACTATATGCCATTATTTTAAATTCCTGTTATTGTTTTGTTACAACGCTTGTACCAATCATCACACGCCTCCAAGTTTTTCATACAAGCGAACTATGTCTTCTTTATTCCATGAACGCAATAGAACTTTACCTGTCGAAACATCTACCAACTCCCACCAGTTTTGACCACCTGATGTACCGCCCATTAGTCTAATCATCATTTCTCGTCATCCTTTAACCACGGTTCAGAACCTTGTCCATAGTTCTCAGTCCACTCTGGTGGTGCTTCTGCGATGGTCTTGCGACAACGCTTCAGCCAATCATCACGCTGACACTGAGCCTTCTCATAACTCAACTCGATATAGTCATTGGCGATGTAATGGACCATGGACTCATACTGCTCTAGGCGAGCAATTTCAGTTTCTTTATCGGCGATGGTCTGCTTCATCTCCATAATACCACCAGGTCCAGACATCAAATTTTTAATTCTATCAGCTCGAATAAGACATTGAGCACGAGCCATAGAAAGCTCATCATTCAATCTTAAAACTTCATCCCGAGCAGCAACCATTGTCTTGTTGGTAATTCCATATTCCATTTCCCAACCTTTAATTAACTTGTTAATTTGTTCAACGATGTCAGTCATATTCAACCTCCACACCAAAATGTTTGGCTATTGTTTCTGATGGAATATTATTCTTTACAGATATATCAGCAACTTCCATGCACTCGTCGATAATCCTAAAAGCAAACTCGTATGGATCAAATGGACTGCACTGCATACAATCGTCGGAAGTTTCGCCCATCCCCCAACCAAGTTCAGTCAACAGGTTTTCAATTTTATCGCTCATCACACTTTGCTCCATCTCGTCAGCGCCATCTTAGCAGCTAGATCTCGGTAGGTATTTGTTTTCATAATATGGGTAATGAAGTCTGAGCTCAGACCAGCTAGCACCATATCGTTGATGTCTTTATGGTCTAGATTCTCAGGCCAGATAACTACATTATACCCCTGTAGGATCGCCTTGTCAAGCTTTTTTATTGTATCTCGAGATCTTGGCTCGTTGTCATAAACAATCACCATGGAAGATTTGGAGGAGCAAAGAGGACCAAGAGCAGAAACCAGATCACCGCCAGCAGTAGCAATACTATTATGGACAAACATAGAATCAATTGGACCCTCCACTACGTAAACTGTTTTGTTGAAATTTGCAGTATCGAGACCATACACCTTTGGAACTGTTTCATCGAGTACGATGGTGATATACTTTACAGCCGATTCACCAATAGCTCTACCTTGGTAGGCGTGTAGGTTTTTGTTTGCATCGAAAAATGGAATCAACAGGCGAGTTTCATCTCTTTGCAAACTCTTCTCGTCGAACTTTCCAGGAACTAGATCGTTGGTGAAATTCTTGAAATTAGGACAACTGAATAGCTTTGCATGATATGGAGTAGGTATCTTTCTTAGATCAACAAGCTTCTTAACTCTATGATCAGGAGATAACTGACTTACCTTCTTGAGTCCCTTGAGTGGACCGCTCTTGAGAAACAGAGGCTTCTTCATCTTCTCTACAAATGATTCTAGGTCTGTTTGTTCGGGCGACTTTTCACCCTTCATCTTTTCAAGCTGCATCTCGTTGTAGAGGTTTTGATCGATTGTTTTGATGAAGTTAGGCACGCTCATGGTCGCTGTGCAATTATGACAATGAAAGAACGATTTACCCTTTTTCTCGTAAATGTATCCACGAGTCTTGTTCTTATGTGTTTCTGAATCGCCACACAATGGACAGCGAAAGTTAAACACATTACCTGATTTTCTCTTGAATTTTTCTAGTCGACTTGAGATCGACATTAGGTACTTGTTCTCAATCCAGTCCATAACTAACTCTCCTATATCACAGTCTCACATAGAATTATACTGGTATGATAGGTAAAAGTAAAGAACTATTAGTGACCCATGATTTTTAGATAGTTGGCTACGAATGAAAATCCATATCCAAGTACAACACCACCACCTATAGCCATCCATATGTATTTTTGAATGGTGTTAAATTTCTCGTTTAAACAATTATAATGTTTATTATGTTCTTCTCTGATTGCTTTGATTTCTGTTAAGAGTTTGTCGTCTCTCTCACGAATGGTGTCATAAACATCTTTCAATTTAAAATCCAATTCTTCACGACGTTTCTCTAATTTAATGTCTATAATTTCTGCTTGCTTCTCATGTTGTGTAATTCTTGCATCTTGGACAGCTATCATAGCTTTGAGATCGCTAGATATTTCTGTCAGTCTTTCGATAGCATTTTCTATTCTATCCATGTGTGATATTGGAGCGGCAGCGGGACTCATAGTATAGTTCTCGAAAGGATAGTTCTTAGCTTCTTGCCTTTTTTAGCCCAAGTAACATCACCAGCAGTTCCAGCTACAACAGGTCCAGTAGCATTACTAGCAGATGGAGCAATACCATCTTCTCTTAATGGTTTGGCTTTAAACATAAAGCCATGAGTATGATCGTACTTGCGCATAATTTCACCAGCCTTCTGATGAGCATAATTCTCAGAAGCTCCACCTGGCTTGTTATCGCCTACTTTACCTTCAAGTTTCCACTTGTAATGGGCTAACTCGTGCGCGAGGGTGCGCATGACGTCGATAGGATGACGATCAATAGTTCTTACTCTAATCTTATTATCTTGCTGTGTAAAGTGCCCGAACGCTTTTTTACTATCTTCTTCATGACCGACGTAATGAATTTCTGGCAACTTCTTGAGACCAAGATGAGCAGCTGCAAACTTTTCAAATTTATCAAACTCGGGCGGTTTCTTAAACATTAGTTACTGCTCTTAAAACTTTGACAATATTGTCATCCATTGGGATTAAATTAGTATCAATAATTTTTTCATCTTTTATATTGGTTAGTCGCTCAGGCATAATATTTAGCATTACTAAAAACGGTTTAATATAGGTATACTGTGGCTTCATTTTTAGGTATAATATTCTACAGAGGTTTTCAGCACCAAATACATTGTGGAGAATGATAAGATGATTGAGAATTAATCTCTCTTTCAAATCACCATTCTCCACGTATCTTGTTACTAATTTTTTAATATACTTAATGCGTTTTATATCTTCTAAAAACTCTTCAGTTGAATGACACTGAGGGTTATCATAATATCGGGCACAATAAATTAAAAAATTCTCATCCGTCAAATGTTCAAAATGCATTATGTTACTTAATTAATTATGGCCAATATTCATATGTTGGATCGTCGCCGTAGAACAATCTTGCATTCCAAATAATATCAACTTTAATTTCTTGTGATATACTGCCAGGATAGCCATCACCATAATCAGCCTTGAAGAAAATACCGCCTTCGTAAAGATCATAAATTGGCCTAAAATCAACATTATAGCCAAATTCAGTATCGTTGAAAATATCACCTTGAAATGAAGTAGTAGCATCTAATGAGTTCAATGCATCACCGTAACTTTCGCCACGGGGATTGAAAAATATAGATACGGTTTTATTATCAGCAGCATTGCTACTTTTTGTTTTTGGCCAAGAACATTGAATGTGGAAATCAAGCCATCCACCTTGAACGCCATTGCCGTGTGCTGCCTTATAGAAAGGAAGATCATCTTCCCAACTGAACCAACGATAAACGTTGTTATTTTCAGTTTGATCTGTATAATATGATTCATCAGGAAGATAATAATCCATGCGGATAAATGTACCAGCCTTGGTATAATGAAGATGGATAGTATCTTGAACAGTAGCAGTAAATTCGTCTACTTGAATTGACCAATTTCCATCAGAATCAAGTCCAGGAGTAACTCCTGTACCGCCGCCACGTGGCCAGAAACCTTGGACAAAATACTGAGTTGCGCTATCATTAATTGTAAAGTATGCTTCTCCTGGTGCATATTGAGCGCCGGATGTATAAAGGAAATCAACAAGCTGTGGATATGCTATTGAATTTAATATTAGGTTATAACTATCTGTTTGATCATATGCCAATTTGCAATCAAGAGTTACTTGAGATTTTGCAAAAAGATCTTTTGGTTGGCCATCAAATGTTAATGTATAATTATTTGACGAGCCAACTTGTGTAGCTGTTTTAATTACAGCTGATGCAGTTGTAGTAAATTCATCAAACACAATATAATTACGGTAAGGATTTGCTAGAAGAGTGGCGATGAAGGTTGAATTTTCGCCGCTAAAATCAACTGTTACCGTATTTGTATTTGCTGCATCTGCAATTGGACCCCAATGATAACCATTATTAGAAACATTATATTGTGTAGCTTCACCTGGACCATATGTTGATCTGTAACGTGGGTAAATACCCTGAGTGCCCTTCGTCCAAGCATTGATTAATACTTGATCGCCTTCATTAAGTGTATAGGTATCATCAAGAGTTATTGTTGCAATACCAGCAGCCAATGAATAACCAGTTACATAGTATGGAGAACCATCGTTAATGCTGAAAAATGGACGAGGTCCATTACCAGCGTTATTATAGTTAATTAATGCTTGTTCAACAGAGGTAATAGTTGGATGTGTTGCTACGTCAATTAATAATGTATCAGTTGATGCATTTTCTTGCTCAATAGGCACAGTAAACTGTGTGGGAATGTTACCAGCAATAACGTAAGTAAAGCTTGTTCCACCTGAAGTTGTACGATACTGCCACTGATTGCCAGAAGAAGCGGTCATAGCATAATCTGTAGAAGCTGGAAGAGACTTCCAATCTGTTACACCATCGCCATACTTAACTGTGTTGGTATCAATTGCAAGACCTGGTTCACCTTGGCTCAACACTGGATTAGATGTTTCCCAGTTTGCAGCAGTATCTCTTCTTAATTGAATCTTAGTTGCCATTTAAATCTCCTGAAGTGCAATCTTTACACCTATTTATAATACGTTGGCGCCGCCACCATCGATGTAACTTGCGCTGTGTCTGTTGTTAAATGATACACCACCATCTAAGGCTGCTTCGTAACGACCAAATACTGTAGTTGATCCACCACCTGTAAATGCTTCGTCTCTGATAGCAAATACCGAAGTAGAAGTACCACCGTCAGCATTAATGTCGAGAGCATTTGGATTTAATAGTGGACGTAATAGATCATCGTATACATTGTTACTGATTATTATAGTATTAGCTGTAATGGTTGTTGCATTTTCAATGCGAAAACCACCTTCTGATCCAATACTACCATTTGCTGCTAGGGTTATATTACCATTAGCTATAACTGTCTTGAATCCAGGGAAATTTAAAGCACCATTTGATTGGAATGCCCAAGTATGAGTTTCATCAGTAGCACCGTTTTTATTTTCAATAAACACAACAGGTCTAGCAGGATCAGGTAATTCTGCTCGAATCCAAGCCCATGCAGGATACGGACCAGTATCATCATCTTCTGGATATACTTCCCAACTATTTCTAGTTTGAAATGTTTGAGTAAAAGCGGCATTACCACCTAGATCAGTTCGAACATTAAATTCCATAGCAGTATTAACAGATAAATACGTACTGTTAACAACCATTACTTTGTTTTCAGTATTTAATCCATTAGCGTGGAATATAATTGATGTATCTTGACTAGTACCAATTACTAGGTTACCACCTGTCTGTTCGCCCTTATCAACATACAAATAGCCATCATTGTGTCCGTATAGAGTATAAAGAGAATTAGAATATGTCGAACTAACTATGCCCATATCGATAAATGGGCCAGCGCCTATCTGATACAAACCAATATTATTGTATATTGCTAAATCTGCAGATGCATCTGTGCCTTGATAATCGTTATGTATAACAACTTGATGATAACTATTCGTAGATGAATAAAAAATTGGATTAGTATGTAATGTGTTAATGATGCGCCATACAGTACCATCATGAATTACTGTCATAGTAGAACCAGCTATTGGCAATTCATAGTCAACTCTCAATATACCAGTATCTGGATCTTCTATTAATTGTATTCCTTCATCAAAACCTTCTTGTGTCGTGACAGTTAAAGTTGCGCCATTTTCCCACGAATATGTGTCAGTATTTTTAATAATAATAGTTCTACCTTCAATCGCTTGACTAATTGGTAGAACTATTATCATATTCGTGCGATCTTCATCAGGTGCATTCGGCGATGCAAATATCACAGTATCTGTTGTAGTAACGTAATACAATGGTACGTCAACATATGTTATGTTATATGTACCAGCAACTTCAGGAAGTACAGAAATAGTTCCATTGCTTAAAGCACTAAGACCGCTACCTATTTTAACAACACCAAGAGCGGATGAATTAGCTGTTGTTAATGAATTAGCAACTAAATTACGTACTGATATAGTTTTCGTTTGTGCAGATGTGGTTGGATTTGTTAAGACTACGAGTCTATCATTTGCAGATAGACCCGTAGATACAGTTAATTGCGAAACCTTTTTTGAATCATTCGCCATAGATTTAGACCTTTATGACTTCTTATTCAGGTAGAATTGTATCGTCAGATGCATCGATAGTTGTAGCAGCAGTACCATAAGCAGCGGTCTGAGCGCCAAGAGAACCCATAGCTACAAGAGTTTCGTACTGCACGCGACCTGCACGGCCACCAGAACCTTCGGTACGTAGAACCCAACCAGCGTGCGTAACACCCTTATTAGTGGCACCGCTGAGAACTAGATAACCAGTAGCCGTCTCGCCCTGGAAGCTAGCGCCTCCGGCAGTAGTGCTATTACCACTTGCATCAGATAAAGTAATAGGAGTACCACCAAGTGTTGTAGAAATTTTAATAGATGTTGTATTTGCAAGAACAACATAATACTTGCCCTGATCAACGAGCGGCGCTGGTACTGAAGTTGCATTACCAGCAAAGGTAATATAATCGTTAACAACGAACTTACTATTTGCAGTCGCAAGCGTAATAGTATCACCAGATACAGCTGAATTACCGTTGAAGGTAACAGCTGCAGGAGCAGCAATGCTGATAGTTGGATTTACTCCTAGGATAAGATCGCCAGCCTGAGCGATAACTAAAGATGCAAGACGACCGCTGCCACTGATAGTTGAAGTAATCGCTGTCGCATTTGTTGTACCGTTTGCGAAAGTAGTTGTTACAGTTGGCGCTGCAGCGTAACCAGAACCAACAAAAGTAACGTACTTTTCTGCGATTTTACCACCTACATAACTCATTTCACTGTTTACAGCGTAAGCATCGATACCAAATACGCCTACCGCCTTACCTGTAATGAAAGCGTCTTGTGTAGTGTTTCCGAACATAGTCAAGTCCGCATTTGCTCTGGTACCGTTCGTATTGCCTTGGTGAGCATTAGTGCCACCACCAGCCTTTACAAGAGCGTAAGTGCCAATTGGTGCGCCGTTTGATGTTTCAATAGTAGTACTGGTTGTAACAGTAACTGACTTGTCGTTTCTACCCCATTGTGCCATTAGAATTTCCTCCTAGAGAAGTGTTTTTATTATTTATTCTTTTTAAAAAGTAGTCATGTGTTCCATAAAATGAGAAACTCTTCTTTCTCTTGTTCTTGGTTTATCAGGTATAACAAACGATAAAGGCATTCTGACATACTCAACTTCAGCTTCTTGTGCGATTGGTGCAACTCTAACGTTAGCTTCATTATTCATTGCAACAAAATTGTCAGTTATAATTGATCGTTTTTCTTTTACTGTAGACTTACCAAATTCAGATAAAGAGGGTTTGATATTTTCAACTAGAGGTTTTTCTTCAATCGGAGTAATATCAATATCACCCATTTCACTATTCGTCACAACAAAATTATTAGTTATGATTGATCGTTTTTCTTTTACTGTAGACTTACCAAATTCAGATAAAGAGGGTTTGATATTTTCAACTTCAGCTTCTTGTGCGATTGGTGCAACTCTAACGTTAGCTTCACTATTCGTCACAACAAAATTATTAGTTATGATTGGCATTTAAACACCCATTTGTTTTGCCTGTGGAGCTTCTGGCGCTCTAGGTGCAACAGACTTACGAATTTTTTCAGCTGTTTTTCTCTTAGCAATTTCTTGTGAAGATGCATCTTTCTTAGCTTTTGATTCAGCTTCTGCATTTTGCTGAAGATTAGCTGATCTATTAGTTGCAGCAGTCTGAGAAGGACCAGAAGAAGCAGGTGCATTAGCGGATTTACTACGAGCTGTTTTGTTGATAGTAACGTGTGTCATTTTCCCCGTCTTAGGGGTTACGTCTAAAAAACCTTCGCTCTGAGTCCCTGTGATCTTACCACCAAGACTAATTTTTGGCTTATGAACTTCTGCCTTACCTGATAGAGCATCTTGCATTGAAGAAGCGCTGCGATGTAATCTCTTAGCGTAAGTATCTTTCTCAGCAGATGTCTTGAGATTATCGTGATGAGCGATAGCCTTGTGCGCCTGTGTAGGAGACACATCTGATTTTTCACCAGATACGTGAGTTACCTTATGCTGACCACGAAGAGAAATAACCTTACGCATCTGCATCATAATATGCTCAGAGCCAGGATCATCTTCTGTTGCATTCTTCTTAGGACGACCGGCACGTGCTTCGTTGATATCTTCCTTGTAAGCTTTCATTACACTTTTTACGGTATTTAAAGTTCTCTTACGAGGACCAGCTTTACCGTCCGGACCCTTGGTATCGAGCTTTTCAGAAGCTTCTTTAAATGCTTTTAATGGAGCACTAGCAGCTTTTAATGTTCTCTTGCGAGGACCCGTGTGGGCGTCTGGACCCTTGGTGTCAAGCTCATCATTCTTCTCGTCAGTGATATTAACTGTTGCAATATTGTTGCTCTTATCAGTAACACCTTCTTCGTCCCCATGTTTTGCATCGGGACGAATCTTAGAACGTCTAGCTTCTTTGATAAATTGGATTAATGATTTCATGTTAATCGTCTCTCGAAACGTCATGACCATAATGGACATTAATTGCTTTTTTCATCTTCTTAGGATTAGCTTCCGCTTCATCGTGTGCAGCATGATATTTTGGATGAATAGGTGTTTTACCAAGTTCTGTTTTTTCACCTTCAGTACCACCTCCACCAGAATCACTGTAATCATTATGAATTGCTGCATGAACTTTTGGCCAATTAGAAAGCGGCTTATGATCTTTGCTGTTAGCGTAATTAAAATCATCAGACTCTAAAATTGCATTAATATGAGCTAGTTCTGCCTCTGAGAAACCAGGATCAGTTTCTTCTTCTATGGACGAAGAAACCTTAAATTTATGAAGCTTGTTTACCTTCTTATCACTATAAGAATCGTGAGTTTGCTTAATATGAACCTGACCACCAGAATTCTTAACTACCTTACCATACTTCTTATCACCAGTACCATGAGCGTAGAAGTCGGCTTCCATGCCTACATGCATACCCTTTGCCATATCTGGATGCATCATACCCTTAGCAGCGTAATCGCGATGACTTACTTCATCAATCTGCTCAACTTCTTCGTATTTTGTGCGACGACCAGCAAAATTATGAGTACCTCTACCTTTTAATTCTTGTCGAGATGCATCATACTTGTGAGCATCACTAGCCTTTGTTTGATTCATTGGCGTATTACCAATTTTATTAACAGCACGCTGTAAAGTTCTATCGGTTTCTTGCTTGGCTATTTTTTTAGAAGCCATTCCTAAACCGTCGCTACGCTTATCACCTTCGCCTTTTTTATCAACCTGCTTAGTATAACGTTTCATAGCTTCTTTTGAAAGCTCTTCGATCGATTCAACTTCTTCTTTGTTTAATTTTTTTTGAAAACGTTTAGCGCCAATAACTCTATTAGCAATAGCATTTGCTTTCTTAGGATCATTTGCCATTTTAGCTGGGTCAGCAGTAGCTACTTGATACGCATTTTTAGCAATATAACCCAATTTCTTCATTGGTGTATCTAATACTTCATCAATAGCTTCTTCTTCCATTTCACCATGCTTATCGCGATCAGCACGGTAGGCTTTAATCTTTTCAGCCTTCTTACCTTGAAGGATCTTGAAGTCCTGCTTGTCAATTTTGCCATTATGGTTCTTGTCGATATTCTTCTGATTGCCCTTAAGAGCCTCTACAACTGTCGCAATAAGATCAGCTGGCAGTCCGAAATGTTTAGTTGTGTTCATTGTTTCCTCCTTGACACCAGCTTGTGCATTAGCTGCTTTTGTTGCTTTTTTTGCTTTATCGTCTATTTTCTTACCATCATCATCGCGATCATCAGTAGTTGGTTCTGTATCAACTTCTGTCTTGCCGCCCTTGATAGTACCTGGTTCTTGTAGATCTTTATTGTTTGGTTTCTTTTTACCTTCTGGCTGCTCTTTTGCAGTATCTTTTGTGGATACGCTAGCAACTGCATCTTCGTCGATAGCTTCTTCTTTGACGCCTTCTGGTTTAGCCCATTCTGCACCAGTTTTCACATAAGCTTTCCAAAGACCATTATCTCTTTTTTTTGGCATTCTAGAAAGATATTCTTTTGAATGTTTTTTCTCTGGTTCTTTTTGAGTTAGGTCAGGGAGCACACGACCAGCTTCATCGATAGCTTCTTCTTTAACTGATCCGCTTTCGATATAATCAGCAACAGTGTCAAGGTAATCAGAAGCTTTAGTTATTTTAGATTGAACCCAAGCTTCTAGCTCGCCTTCGCCTTTACCCATTTTTGTTTTTAATCTGTCGATAGCACGCTTGGCTGTGTCTAACTCGTTACGAGCCATATCATATTCGCTATCTTCGTCAATAATCTTAGTCTTGATTTCGCCTTGCTTCGCGAGCTTAGAACTATTGTCCTTGACATTATCTGTTGGACGACCAACATTAGACATCTTCATACGAATCTCAGAGTTACGCTTCTCGTGTGATTCGCGAACTACTGCCTTGATCTTTTGTTCTAAGCTGCGATTGTCTTTCATTGTTACGCCTTTGTAATCGATTTAAGCATCCAACCATTTTTCTCATGGGCGTCGATGCGATCCTGAAGATAATTTGCTAGACCCATTTTCTTGTTTGATTCAGCAAGAGTTTGAGTCTTTGTTAGTTGCTCGATCAATGCAGTATTATCTGCAGTTAACTTAGTCATCATAGACATTGCTGGGGGGATATTTAATTCATCCTTAACAATTGACAAATCGGTATAACGTATGAAAGAACCAGGTGCGTATGATCCTAATGTACGTAGGTGTTCTGCGATTCCATCAACAGCGCCCCATGCGTCTGTGTAAATCCCTTCGAAGAAAGAGTGGTATTGTGGAAAGCCAGCGCCCTCCACATTCCAATGAAAGTTATGAGCCTTCAAGTAGAAGGCAAAGGTACTTGCAAGCGATACCTTCATTTCTTCGATAAGATCATCCATTACTTCTTAGCCTTTGTTGTCTTTGCTCTTGTTTTTTTTACAACAGCCTGTTCAATCTTTTCTACCTTAGCTTCAACAACTGCTTCAATAGCTTTTGCCTTAGCTTTAACCGTTCTTACCTTCTTCTTAACTTCAACTGGTTCAACTGAATGAGCGCCATGCTGAACAAGAAGTGCAGGAATTGGCTCTACAATTGTTTCAATCTTTAAAGTTACAGGTTCAAGAAGTTTTTCACCTTCTTTAGATAAAACAAAAGCAGCTTCCTTGGCTTCTTCTACAACAGCAGTTTCTACCTTAACTTCTTCCTTAGCAACACTTAGACCCGTTACAAAGTCAGACTCAATCTTCTTAGCTGGTTCTACCTTAGTTTCTGGTTCTTCAGACTTTTTAGTTTCATTAAGAACCCATCTAATAACAAAATATCCAGCAACTGCAATAATACCTAAACCAAATAATGTATCCATAATTTTTCTCCTATTTCAGTGGGTCAATCCCTATCTATTTATCAGCAATTCCATTTTCTCAAAGCTAATGCCTTGCGAGTTGGTTCGCCATTCGGCTTCTTCATTGGACCTTCAACGCCGCCCATGCGAGCACAGAATGACTTACGACGACCAGCAGCCTTACTACCAGCCTTTAGTTTTGATGGTTCAGTAGTTACTGGCGCTTTTAGATGACCACCACTTTCTCTATTATAATGATCACGACCCTTTTGAGTTAAGCCGCCCGATGGACTCTTATAGCCCTTGGCATCTTCTTCCATTTCTTTCTTACAACCACAGTGTTCTTTGACGACACGCTTGATTGTTTTGCTATATCCAGGAGTATCCTTCTTCAGGACATCTGTTAATGAATTGGTAGCAACAAATCTACTTGATGGATCGTTTGAATTTTTTGACACTTTCTCAGCGCCCGTGTAATCTTCTGTTTGTGAAACTTTTAATGCAGTTTTAGTTGGTGCACCTTTAGATCCAGGCTTTCGCATGTGTTCGCCAGAACCGTGTTTAATTCGTTCTCTCTTAGCATGGATATTATCCCATAAACCACGCTTCTCTGCCAAATCTTGATCTAATTCCATTGCTGCACCACCTGCAATAAACGAGTTAACTCTATTGTATGCAATTTGTTCTGATAAACTTTCTGTGTAACCTCTCTGATACACTTCCTTTAATGTATCAAAAGATATACCAGATTGTTCGGATTTTTTAAACAGGGATATTACCTGTTTGGGTGAAAGGGCTACGACAACCCCTTGTTGCTCTACAAGAACTAGCTGAGGACTAGGATGGAGACTTGTATCTTTAGACATTGGTGTTTCCCTTGGGCTTAACCATGAACAATTGCAGGGTTGCCGTAGCTTTCTGCGAACGACTTATTTATAAATTATTTCTTTTTAGTTGCTTTTGGCGCTGGAGGTTTTGGTGATTGTAGAGGGGCGAATTTCTTAATACCAGCCTGAGTATCTTTCATCATATCGTCTTTTTCTTGCGGAGTCATAGTATCAGGTGCACCAGCGTGGAATGTTTTACGATCATTAGCAGCTGCAGCAGCTCTCATTTTAGTTCCTGAAATACCTTCAGTTCCTTCTGCATCAGGGTCGCGAGAGCCAGCGGAATGAACTGTAATACCTTTGAAATTGTAATGACCATGTCTCGAAGCAACACCATTATACTTATCAAGTAATGCTTTATACTGTTCAACTCTATCAGCGCCAGCAACAACATGCAAGTGTGTAGTGCCAGCAGCATGGGCGGCTGCAGCATGATGGAGAATACTAGGCTGTGCTTCTGTTGAAGCAGATATATTAGCTCCAGGGAATGCTCTCTTAGCATGCTTTATCTTTTGCTCGGCAGTTAATGGATTTTTTGCATCATGCGAGTGAGAGAACATAATATTGTGTGTACCGCCTTCTTCAGCTGCAATATCTCTTGTCTTATTAATACCCTGCTCATGACCCTTGGTAATAGGTTGACCACGACCCCACCACATCCAATGATGTTTTTCTTCAGGGGTTTCAGTTGCCGCTTTTCTAGCAGCCTGCATTTTACCCTTCAAGAAGTTCTGTTTCGAAAATTCTTCACGATCAACGAACTTGTGTAGATCACCATCTTTATTAACAGCTGCAACACCTTCTTGTGTAGTGTGATCGCCACCAATCGAATGACCCCAAGGATTATTCTTAGACATAACACGAGTAAGAACATTCTTAGCGTTCTGTAGATGCTTATGTAGCTCTAATGCTTTATCGAAATCTTTTTTGTTATTTGTGATATGCTCTATGTCTTTTGAATGTGTGTCAATTAACTTTTGACGAGCAGCAGGAGTTTTTAACTTAGCAACTGCTTTCTCATGTCTGTCAGTAAGATGTTTAATATATCCATCAGTAGAAGGCTCGCCTCCCTTTCGAATCATATCGTTGACATGAGCTTCAAGATTGACGCCATGACCAGCGAGCGATTCTAATGCTTCTGGTTTCATTCTCTTATAAAGCTGAGTGGCTGCTCCCATGTGCTCGTGATATTCTTTTTGGTCAGCAGCGGTATAGTTAGCAGGATTAGCTTTGATCTTAGTATCAATTTGATTGACGTCAGGATTGCCTTGCAAGCCTTTTTTAGATTCATCGCTAATAGGCTGTGCTCTCATATTTTCTATGTCACCATTACCCTTGTATTCAGTATGAGTGGCGATACCCATTCTTGAGCGGGTAATCTTCTTACCTTCAGGAGAATCTTCAGGTGTAGAATATGAGATAGTGTTTGGAGTAAACTTGTGTGTTCCGTTTTTAGTTTCTACGCCACGACCATCTTCGTTATCATCCTTCTCGCCTTTAGTATACATAACATCGCCTTGAAATACACCCTTCTTAACTGTTTTAGAAAGGTGTTTAAGAACGTGGTTCATTACCTTGACAAGACCAGGAGCGTGCCCGTGATTACGTTCGATATCTTCTGGAGTATAATTGATTTTTGGATCTTTGTTGAAAGCAGACTTAGTAGCTACGAAAAACTTTTTCGTCTTAGGATGAATACCATAAACGAGAGAAGGAGAACCATCATATTTTGTACTGAAGTTGGTATCAGGAGTGTCATTACCCAGAAGATGTTCATGAGCATCTGATAGAAATTTGTGTGCACGAAGAACCCCCTCATTACGGTGATGCAATACGTCATCTTCAATATGCATTGAATGTTTGACGTGCTTACCTTCAGTTGGTTCTTCCGCCGCTTCTTTCAGATACTCTATAAAACTTTTCATTGATTCCCTGCTTCACTTCTGCTTAACCATTTATGACTGCCGATCGACCCACCACCACCTTCATTATCGAATCTATCTTCATCAGCAGCTGGTGCTATTTTTTTAGCAGCAGGTTTTGGAGCTGCTACAGGAGCAGGAGCTTTTACTGCTGGTTTCTTTGCAGCTGCAGCTGTACGTTGGACGAATGATTGTTTAACACGGTTTGGTTTTGATGATTTAATTGTAGCAACAGTAGAATTTTTTGGTGTATTTTCAGGTACTGGAATATGTTTACCAGTGTTTTTATCTTTTACTACAGGTTCTTCGCCTTCTTCTGATTCATGTTTAGTTACATTAAATATACCATTTGTGCCTTTGTATGGACCGTCAGTACCTTTGAGGCTTTGAGTAGCTATTAAATGTCTCTTCCCTGAAACTTTGTGCGTACCGTAAAAATTCACACTCACACCACCACCTTCTCCACCTTCTTTACCATGAGAAGCTCTTATGTCACTATAGTTGCTTACATGTTCTGGACCAACTTTATCAGCGTCCATAATAACTGATTTTGCATCAGTTTTTTTCAGTTCAGGCTTGTTATCGTCTTGAACGTGAGAATGCACTATAACATGTTTAAATATTGTTTTGGGTGAAACTTGACCTGAAATATAATCTCTCATATGTTGGTCAGAACCCGTTTCTGATCTTGTTTGTTCAAATCCTTTGGCTAAATCTGCTGCCATTTTTCTTCTATGTTCAAGAGCTATACCATACGCTTGAGATGCAGCTTTAGATCCCTTAGATTTTGGTTGAAATTCTTTTGAAACAAAATCTTTTTTCTTTCCACCTTTGGCGACATGATCTAATAATCTTTGTTTTTCGCTTGCTGTATGAGCTTCTTTTTCTGCTTCTAAAGCATGACGATCTTCTCTAAAAGAATTGTGTCTTTCTGCTTGGCTATCGCCAATATGACGATTGCCCAATTTGTCTTGTAATTCTCTTTCCATATTGGCTTGATGGCCAGCAAGGGTGCCATTTGACAATCCTGCTTTAGCATCTAAAGCATCTAATCCATCATTACGAAAATTAGGTTTATCTTGAGAACCATATTTTGCAGAAATAGGTATAAAATCGTCTTTACCTTTTTCAGTAGGGTGTTTTGATGTAAGAATTAAATCACCATTAGCGTTAACATCTTTTATATGAGTTAAATTTTGATGATCTCCAGCTTTTTTATCAGTATCTGCATTCGAAGTCCAGTGAACATTTTTGATGTCTTCTCTTTTTTTAATTCTTCCAGTTTTAATTAAATGTGCAATAGTAGCTTCAGCAGTTTGTTTAGCATGATCGTTGATTTCGTCAAATGCATTTGAACCAATTCTTCTGCGAATATCATCATGAACTTCCTCTGGGCTTTTACCCTTAATTTTTTTATTTGGATGTTCTTGAGAAGCCCTAAAATGTTGTGGAAGAAACCCTTCTCCTTTAGGATCAAGATGTTTACTTAAATGTTTAGCTAATAACAATTCGTGCAATTTGCCTTTGTCGTCAGAGCTAGCAGTAGATGAAAATGCCGCCATTTCGTTCAACATATGTTGGAGAAAATTTAACATCATGCTTTCCTTGTAGTAACTGTCGTTTCCCCAGTTTCTGGGTGATGTTCAACGTGGTGAGCATGAAACTCAACGGTTGGATGTTTGCCTTTTAAAGAAAGAAAAGAATCAAGATTGTCTTTCGAATCATCATATAGGTGGACTTTCTTATACCCTTCTTTATTTATCAAATCGTGGATAACTTGCTTCTTAGCTTCTGGTGGCTTCTTACCTACTTGATTACCAGCTCTACGCACATGGATTTTACTAATATCGATTCCATACTTCTTCATGACATGCGCGAACTTTTCTTTATCATCAAGATCAGAACGTGCAGTCAATAGCTCTACGTTCTTATTGTTCTTATGAATCGCCTTCATCTTAGCAATCATCTTACGAATAGGATGAGCTGACTTTTCGAACACATCAGCGGACTTGAACTCATGAAAGTCATAGCTATGACCTTCAGGAAGTTGGTGTGTATTGAACTCCTGATTGGTAAGAGTTTGTACTCTATTACCTGCAGGATCCTTCACGTGCACTCGAACCTTAGAATGATCATGTGCGAATAGCGTTTCGTCAATATCAAACGCATGAAGCGTTGGATGCGCTGGATCTTTCATTTCGATCAGTGTGTGTTCTTTAAAATTAAGCATTATGCCTCTAATAATTTTTTGGCCCTTTGGCGAATATCTTTATCGTCGTCCCATGCCGCAGCATGTTCCCAGTGGTGTTTTTGTACATTTGGATGTAGTAATGCATCTCTACGGACAGCTTTTGGTTGATCTGGTTGTAATGCCTGTGTCAAATGATCCTCATTAGCTAAACCGTGATTAAGCGCCTCTCTTTTTACTTCTGTTCGTATATTTACATTGTTATCTTTGTTAGCAAGAATTTCGGATATGTGTTTAGCTTTAAATTGGGGATGATCTATAGTTCTTACGAGATCTGAAAAATCTCCATTTTTAATAAGCTCTGATAAATGCTTCGGTTTGATGTTTTGATTTTGCAAAGCTGAAGATCTAACAAATGGAGAATCTTTTATTGCACTTGATAAGTGGGCATCAGTCGCATTTTTATTTTTTGCAGCCCCCGCTCTTACTGTAAACTCTTTATCGCTCATCGCTTTATCTAATTGATCTTTCGAAAGATTCTGATGTTGTGCTACAGTTTCTCTTATGTATGCACTTCTATGATTTAATAACTCATCATTTTTTTCAGGAGACAGTTTATGATTTTTTGCTAAATTTTGGATAGCTTCACCATTTTTAGTATTAGACAATTCTTTAACATGTTCAGGTGTTAAATCTTTTCTACGTGCAAGAGTTGCATGAAGTTCACTATTTTTCATTGCAGCATCGATATGTTCTGGTTTAATATTTGGATGCTCTAAAGCTGCTTTTGCAACCCAACTAGATTCATCTTTAATACCTTTATGTAACATAGCATCTGAAACATTATGCTCATGATCGAATGCTGCAGCTCTAGTATTCTGATCCTTACTCTTGAATAACGCCTCAGGTCCATCAGCAACGATATTTCTATTATCATCATCATAAAGGTCTTCATGCTTTTTGTATACTGTGCTTTTGTCTGCAGGGAAATGTTTTTCAGACCACTTCTTCACAGCTCCACCAAATCCATCATCGGCAGTACCATATGTTCTCTGCTCTGGTCTTAGGATAGTTGACTTCTTATCTTCTGATTGGAATGGTTTTAATGCAATTCTTGCCAAAGGTTTCTTGGCTTCTGGATCATCAGAGCGATGAAGATAAGCAACATGTGTGCCCTGCTTGACGTCATCTTTTAGATAATGACTGTATTGACCTGCATCGCCATCGTCGTCGCCATATTTTTCATCATCTCCATTTTCATCGTTAACTGTTTGTCCTTTTTTGCCCATAGACATGCACGAGCGCCAGCCTTGGTTAGTTGACATACCAGCAACGTCATGAGGATGACGAGAGATAGTAACATGAAGACCAGAAGCAGCTGCTCTTGAAGCGGCTCTCTTAGGATCATTATTGAATGTGTTCATCAACTCAGGAGATGCTTTGGTCTTACCTAATACCTTGCCAATCTTAACATCTCGGTCGTACTTGTCTTTTGCTAAACCAGCTCTATAATCTGAAACCTTATATCCATGCTGCTCTAGATGCTTCTGAACGTCTGGATGAGGTTCAACATTTTCTTCTGAACCTTCGAGTGGAAAACTAACTCTATCCTGACCCTTGGGAATAACATGACCAGAAATCTGCTCTGCTTTTTTGCCGCCCTTCCAGGTATCAACAACCTTTTTTTGAGCAGGATTAAGCTCTTCTGTTAAGTCGAGCATGTAGCCTGAAGAGAAATAATTTTTAAAGGATAACATACTAAGCTCCAGATATGATTATATCCTATTTATACAAAAAGTAAATGAAAAAGGGAGGACCTTTCGATCCTCCCCGAACAGATTGATATGGTCAGGCGGAACCCCACCGTTTTCTCCTGACTATTCCGTAGCCTAATAAGCCTCGTGCCTCGTACGTTAAAACGTAATACATATCATTTCTGAGATTATTTATACAGCTGTGACGACTTTTTTCTTACTTACTGAAATATTTTTTACTAAAAAAGAAGGCGTCCAACCATCAAACCCACCACCAAGGTTTAAATGTCGCATAAATGTCCGAGCCTTCAAGAAGTCTTCGCCAGGAAACGACTTGATAACCTGATCTGTTAGAGTTTCAAGTACATCATACATGTCGCGATTCGCACGACCTTCGATAAGGTCATAATTCATCTTACGCTTGCTCATTTAAACCCCTCAAATTTAAATTTAGATTTTGGCTTGTTACGTTCGGTATCTTCAGTCATAAACTTACTGTTGTCAAACACAGACTTGTCTTCGTCACGACCTTTCTTCTTCTTTTTAGGACCATCAGAAATATCTTCTTGAGCAGATTGCTCTACATCGTATAGCCGCATCTTGCTGCGATCCACACCAACAACAAACTTAGTAAACAACCCTGGATCATTATAGCGATTTTTGAGCTGCTTAACCAATATTTGATCGAGGTGCTCCATTTCGTCGGACTGTTTGATGAGCGCAAACATAAAATCAGCTGTGGCTGGGAGTCCAAAGGATTCTGATGTATCTTCCAGTCCCACGTCGCTGTTCGAATATCCGCTTCGAGTTGTTTGAGTCGCAGAGACGATAGGAACATTAAATTCCACTGCAAGTCCCCTGAGTTCTTCGGCAATTGCTTTGATAAGGGTATAAGAATTGACGTTGGCTCCATTTTTAATCCTCGATGACATGCAGATATTCAAATAGTCGATATAGATAATATGAGGTTCAAAATTCTTCTTCAGCTTCAGTTCGTTGAGAAGATGGCGGAAGTTAGCAGATCCTGCACATGCTGTAGGGTACTCCTTAACGATCAGCTTGCCTTTGGTTTTATTACGAATACGCAGAACCTTTTTATCGTAAACATCCTTGGGCAATAGCGATAGTTGATCGATAGGAGTGTCAAGCAGGTTAGCGTCAATACGCTCTGCAATCTTTTCTTCCGCCATCTCCATCGTAATGTACAGCACATTCAATCCGTTGATCAAATTAGCTGCTGCACAATGACACATAAACAAAGACTTACCTACGCCAGTACCCGCGAGTGCAATGTTTAGCGTTTTATTAGGCAACCCACCATTGGTTGCTTTGTTAAGGTATTCAAGATCGAACGGGACTCGATCTTCCTTCCTGTGGTAGAATTCATAGCGTGAATCCGCATCTTCAATGAAGTCATGACCAATATGTGTGTCAAAGGATACTGCAAGTGCGTCCGAAAGGATCTGTGGTATAGAGCCTTTTGAGGTTTTTCCAGTACTGTCATCAAGAATCCCGATTGACGCCATGATCGCATTATAGATTGCTTTGTCCTGACAGAACTTCTCTGTTTGGTCCAAGAGCCAATCGATTTGGGTTTCTGTGTCTTGAACAAGCCCACTGATTACGTCCTTAGATTGCTTAAAAGTCTCTTCGCCGAGGCCATCCTTGTTCGATAGATCAATCGCCAGAGCTTCCTTTGAGGGGAATGCATTGTACTTGTCTACATATTCTTTGATGAGTCGGAATACAGTTTTTTGATCCTGCGATGTGAAATATTCCTCTTTGAGAAAGGGTATGCACTTTCTACTGTATTCTTCATTGTATACCAAATTCCCAAGAATCGCATTTTCAATCGCCATGTCCACTTATTCTCCTGTACATCTTTTGCAAACTTCGCCAACCTCGGTGAACCTACTTCCACCGAGGGTCTTAATGGTGCTGTATAATTAAGAAGCTTTGACATTTAAAATACCAAGCGTAAAATTCTCAGCTGCGTCTTCAGCATATCGAAGGCTCTTTCCAGGGAAAGAAATAGTATCTACAATCTTTAATCCACTCATGTGTACGTCGTAACACTCAACGAAATAACACTGTGTGTTAGTATCGACGAAAACCAAAGCCTTCTTATAGTGATCATCACTCCAAAATTCAGATAAAACCTTACTCATCATCGTTCTCCATAATAGCGCCAACACCCATCTTGTATTTGTTTTCGATATACTTTGCAAAGTCTGTATCAGAAAACATATCCATCCAGAACTTTTTGTTGTCAATAATATCGTTAGCTCTCATTGAAGGCTGACGAACTTCGCCAGTATTTCTATCCACCGTAGCATACCATCCATTTTTAGGCTTAACAATAAAGCCACCATCGAGAGCGACATCAAGCAAGCCAGACCAGCGATTAATACCTCCCTCGAATGAAACAGTGATAGGAATCTTAGACTTTTCTTTAACATATCGCGACTTCTCCACGTTAATTACGAAATGGTAACCAGAAATACCATCGGCATCCTTTTCTTGCTGACGCCCGAGAATCCAAATGTTATCAGAGCCATAATAAGAACCCGTGCCACCGCCAACGATATCCTTGGGGTATAGACCAATTTCCTTATACGTATGATTGATCACTGCCATCGGAATGTCCTTCAGAGACAGATGGGGTGTGATCATACGGAACAGTGATTTCAGCTGTTTGGCACGAGTCATGTCAGCAACACTCTTGCCATCGAGAGCGTCTTCAACTTCCTTCTTAGAAGCAAGGTTACCGATAGAGTCGATAACAATCATTACATGATCATCGCGACCTAGTTCCTTGATCTGTTGCATAATATCAAACTTCAATTCTTCGATATCAGTGATCGGTGTATGTACTACAGAATCGAAAGGAATATTAAAAGTGCTAAAATATGACTGAGGAGTACCAAACTCAGAATCATAAAAGAGAATAATTCCATCTTTGTACTTCTTTAGAAAAGCAGAGGCGAGGAGTAGAGCGAAACCAGTCTTGAAGTGCTTCGAAGGGCCAGCAAGCATAGTGAGACCAGGAGTGATGCCACCGTCTACTGACCCTGACAACGCTACGTTGATCATAGGTACAGAGGTAGGGATCATATCCTTCTTGGTGAAGATCTTGCTATCTTCAAGAGTAGCAGTTAGATCGATAGTAGAATTCTTAATCAAACGTTCTTTAAGCGACATGTAATTTCCTCTTGTGTGTGGATTTCTTATAAAGAACCAATCTCTTAGCATAGTATATTATACCGTACATTATAGCAGATGTCAAGAACTAATGTAGTCATCCATCTTCTTGATGAACGCCTTGATCTTCTTCTCACGATCTGGCCAAACGATAGTATCCTTCTCTGGGTTCTTCATGAGGTTGTTGAGGAGAGGCATAATCATCTTCCTCAAACCATCAACCTTATCGTTGGCTTCTGTTTTAATATCATCTGTGTGTGCAAATGAGAAACCAAAGTCATTATCTTCGTCCAACTTAATGTCTACTTTCATCGATAATCCTTATTATTTCTGGGTTTGGTGAATTTGCCAAATATTCTTCCAATGTTAAAGAAACACATTTACTTGCAGCTCCAAATGATTGTGGCGTTCTAAAAGATTTGGTAGTCGCTGCTTCCTTCCTCATTTTATCTCTATATTTTTCTCTTTTTTCAAAAGGCATTTTGTCAAGTTGATTGAGAGTTAACTTTTTGTTTTTCTTTTTTTTAGCCAAAGAAATCCTCCAATGTTGCTCTCTGTTCAACTTCCCAGTTGATAACTTCGGTAATTGAGCGTAGCGGTTCTACGAAGCTTTTGCTAAATTGCAGCTCACGATCGATATACTTATCGAGTTTGAATTCTTTAGGTAGCTCATCAGGAGTTGCAATAACAGTATCACCGATAGGATTGGGCAGCTTAAGATAAGCGAATTTGATCTTATCACCATCCTGGATCGGTGGGATCGTTCTAATATCGTTACTCTTCAGCAACGAATTAAACAACAGTGCGCCCTTAACTTGGATAGGAGTGCCCTTGATGTAGATTTCTTTCTTGCTTGAATATTTACCCATCCCCTTGACACCACGAGGAAAGGCGACCTGTTCAAAAGGTAGCTCCATAAATTCATCACGAAAGTCGGAAACGAACTTCTGAAGATCAGCTTCATTATGGTTCATAATCAGAGACAAAGCTTCCTTAATCTTCACACGACATGCATGAGGAGTAGACGAGCGAACAGCCTCAATACCTTGAATCTTCAGCTTTGGTTTATCATACTGCACACCCTCGACGTTCCAAGCATTAAGGATGTACATCTTCTTGCCACGCCAGATACCCTTGTTGGCGATAGTCTCACGCTTCATCTGCATCTTCTGCTGACGAGCGTTCATCATACCAGCAAGCTCATCATAGCACTTATCGAGATAATGTTGAATTTTAGTTTCGCAAAATTTATCAATCAGCTTGACAGCTTCAAGTTCATTACTACCATTTGGGATGAGTCGATCAAAGGTTACATAAATCGAATCTGTGTCAGATGCAATAACAAAATCAATGTTCTTTGTTTTACACATCTTGTTCATAAATTCGTTCATCTTCTTCTCGATGAAACGAATAGACAACTGACCAGACATCGTGATGGCTTCTGCATTATTGAAGCTGAACCAACGGAAGTAACGATTACCCAGAGCGCCGTAAGCTGAGTTAAGCTGAATTTTCTTAGCCATCTGCATATTATGATAGCGAGCGATCATCATTTCATCCTCTCGCGCATGCGTTTGCTCGTAACGCTTTTTCGCCTCGATCATCTTCTTCTTATATTCAACACGATCGTCGTACATCTTCTCCATCAATGCAGGGAGAAAGCCTTGCTTGTCCTTACGGTACATACAACCATTGGCGGCGTATGCGTAATCATGATTACGAAGATGAAATTCATAATTTACACCATTAAGAATATTATCAACGGAAGGCATTTCATCCCAACGTTTAACAAATGTTTCGGGGCTGATATTATACTGCATAATAAGATGAGGATACAGGCTGTTCAAATCGAACGACACAACCCACTTACTGAGACCAATTTTAGGCTCCTTTACGTAGCCACCGACTAGTTCAAATTCCTCACGCGAGGCTTCGAACTGAGGGATGACGATACGGCGGTCCAAGAGATAGTTATGAATGATAACATCCCAGGGACGAACAGTAGTCATAGTGTCGTGGTAGTTTACCTTTCCGTCGTAGGCGAGCGCCATTACCTGCTCGATAAATTTAAGCTTCTCATCAAGCCTATCGACCAACACACAGTCATGAATATTATATTCAATGAACTTCTGAAAGTTGCTCTTGTATAACTCAAGGAGCGAACCATACTCTGAGTAGTCTACCTTCTGCTCGCCTAACTCAACCTGGGAAATGTAGTCTAGCTTATAGCTCTCCTGATTGCCGAAGCTGAACTTGCGATACAGTTGATAGTAATCCAACACAGCAATACCAGCTGGGCTGAACGTTTGGTTCTTCTTACCTTTGAATTCAACATCCTTCTCGTCAAGAATACCCCAAGGTGAGAGCTTCTTAGCCTGATCCTCGCCTAGTACGTTCTTGATACGGTTGACTGTGTAAGGAATATCGAAGAACTCAATGTTCCAACCAGTAACAACATCTGGCTTCCAGGTAGGATGGTTCCACACCTTGATGAACTTGTCGAGTAGCTCGTACTCATCCTTGCAACGGATGTACTTAGTTTCCTCGTTGTGTGCAACATACTCACCACAGCCGAACACAATGTTCTTGCCGTTCTTACGTAGAGTGATAGCTGTGATTTCTTTATCAGCCTTCTGAATGTCTGGGAAACCCTCGTCAGCGGCGCACTCGATATCGATAGTCACTACTGAAACAAGCGACGGATCGTACTGGATCTCGCCGTTGTAGTAGTCATACATGAACACATATTGGTAGTTGTTGAAACCGTAGTAGTCGAAGTTCGATACGTCCTTGTACTTCTCACAAAAGTCACGAGCATCTGAAATAGAATCAAACTGCATCTTGTCGACTTGTTTGCCTTCCAATGTGCGATAAAACCCATCCTTCTTGGGAAGGAAGAGGTATGGCTTATACTTCTCGACGAACTCTACTCTCTGACCATCTTCATAACCACGGACATAAATTTTATCAAATCGCTGGTATACGCTTGTGTAAAACTTCATCATTCCTCCAAACTACTGAAGAACTATTCTAGCTTAAATTAGGGTAAATGTCAAGATATTTTCTTGTATCGCTCTAGTTCGAGCGAACTAATATTCTTTGATGGTTTTCCATTATCATTCAGTGTTATTTCATCAACAAGGTAGATATTGACTGGCATCTTCGACATGTCATTGTTGTGATATAAACAAACATCTTTAACCGCTCCGCCCAGCAAGAAGTAGAAAAAGAATTCATTAGTTGGTTCAATACCAGTTTTATTAATATCTTCTAGAAATTTCACCCTATCATAATCATTGATTATCACCATAGCAGAGAGTTGTTGGTGAACGGCGAAATCTTCACACTTGAACACAGAACAGTCATCAATAATCGGCAGTGTCATGATAGCCTTTTCAATTTCAGCTGTATTAATTTTGATACCACCAATATTTAAAAACGACTTATCAATTCTACCAGTAATAAACAACCTGCCATCTTCTGTCATTTTGCCTAGATCGAGGGGATAAAACCATCCATCATAGAAACATCTAGTCGTTGCTTCTTCTGAGTTTGTGTAACAACTAATTGCTCTTGGTGTTTTAATTCGAATTATACCTTCAGTATTTGGCGGTAGCTCATTATGATCCTTATCTACAATTTGAACTTCAGTACAAACCATAATAGTACCAACAGAACCATCCCACTGCTCTGGTTCTGACATGAGAACATGTGACGTTCTTCCGCATTCAGTTGAGCCATATGGTGAAGTGCACATCGTAAAGTGAGACAGGAACAGCTTTAGCTTCTCAGGTGTCAGAGCGGCGCCAGCAGGATCAGCAATTGCTTTGAACGGCTTCACTGGCGCTGGTCTATCTCCAATAAGTCCAACATGCTGGAGTTGTGACCCACTCAGCTTTACAGTTCTTTCATGATCAAGATCTTCATACTTGAAGTTGAGTATCACTGGCAAATTATTGAACACAGCATTTGAAACTTCATACATTGCTGTTGACTTAGTAGGATGATAAAGCAATGCTAACCGATCAGCATTATCAACTTCTCTAGCACAATCAAACAAGCGGTGCCAGTAGTTCTTATATGTAATGTTCATAGTTTTTGGAAGACCAGTCGTGCCAGATGAATAATTTACCATCCATACATCGTCTGGTTTTGAATGATCTACGAAGTTAAACTCTGTACTACTAGTATACCAACTTTCATCGATAAATGTAGCTCGCGAGTCTTCGTAGTCATTTGTCGAGTAAAAGATGTGTGTTATTCTATCATGATACTCGTTCATGATAAAAACATTTGCTCTAGTCCAAGAGCAACCAATCAAACAGGTAGCATAGTTTAATGTCAGAGCGATGTCAATATCATTATGGCCAATCTTAACAGCAATGAGAGAGTCAGGTGTTACTCCTAGCTCTCTCATCTTTTGCGCAAAACTAACTATGTTGTTTCTAAATTGTTTTCCATAAAGAACATGTTCACCGTTTTCAAAAACGACTTGATTTGGATTTTTGTCCAAATGTTCAACAACAGCATAACCAATATTCATAATATATCCTATCAAGCAAAAACTTTGAGAGCCTCTTCATACAATTCTTTACGTTCATCAAGACCGATAGTACCACCATTGATCTTCTTGGTTACCGTAAGAACATCGCCTTTGTCTGCCCAGTCATTGAGGTCGTGCTGATCCCAGAACCAAGCAGCAGACATGAGAGCGCCTTCTGGCGTTTCTAGCCAATCAGGATTATTGATCAAGTCGACTTCAAGATCACCGCCGCATGCTGTGTAGTTCGAGCGACCCGTTAATTGAATAGCCCCTCGCCCACGGAAACGATAACCGTCACCAGACTCAACAGCGCCATTACCCATGCGAGATGCATAGACAAGATTAGCAATTCTTTCAGGATTGTGAGCGTATTCACTTGTATCTACTCCCTTGAAATATTTGGGGAAGATTTGTGCAAGTCTATCCGCTTTGTAGTTTAGATTTTCATGCAGCTTAGTTAATCCACCAGATTCATGACCGACTTGAGCAAGGAACATTGCTAGTCGCTGAGGTGTATTAATATCAAAATCTTCGATTACTTGATTAATTGGATCAACAAAATTCTTGAGAACGAAATCGTCTGTGTCTTCAAAGAAATTGCATAATTGTTCGAGGGTAACTTTCATAAATGACTCCTATAATGTGATAGCGGGGAACGAATCCCCGCTATTTATTAGAAAGACTGACTTGGGATTCTCTGTCTTAAAGTATTCGCAACAACATTATGTAGTTCACCACGAGTGATACCCAAGTCAGCCAGTTCTTGATCGGTTAGTTGTTCAAGCTCATTGTACGCTGAGTTGAAAGCTATCGATCTGCGTAGCCAGGTAATTGACTGACCAGCACAATACGTAAAGATGTTAAACATTTATTTCTTAGCGACCACCGTAGTAGTTGCTACCTCTTCTTCGATGTTGATCTTCTTTGGCTTCTTATCTTCAGGGATAATATGCTCAAGCCAGATCTTAAGCATACCATTCATCATCTTGGCGTTGTTCACAACAACGTTGTCCGCAAGAGTGAAGGTACGAGTGAAAGGACGATCTGAGATACCCTTATGGAGGAATTGTTGATTAATTCCATCATCTGTAATAGTATCAAGTGTCGTATGACCAGCAATCTTTAGCTTATTCTCTTCAAGAGTAAGCTCGATGTCTTGCTTGCCAAACCCAGCGACTGCCATTTCAATCACATAGACGTTATCGTCTGTCTTCTTGAGGTTGAATGGGGGATAGCCTGAGGATGCTGCGGAATTAGCAAGTAGATCAGCAGTTTCTTGAACACGAGCTAGAAACTTTTCTGAGCCAACGAAAAATTTATCAAACTTGGCGAGGTCAGAAAATGTGTGGTCGAAACGATATGGTGTATTAGTCATAGTAGTTCTCCTGTTAAGCGAGAGTTGATTATTATGAGACCCGTTTGGCATCTCATACTATTATATAGGCTTCGTCGTACTATTTTTAAAGGGGGTTAGTGTAATTTTCTTCCGTAAGTTTCTTCTGCAACAACAATTAATTGCATTTTTTCTCTATCCAGAAGATAGATAGGTGTCATTCCTGCAAATTTATATTCTTGACCTGAAGTCCAAATTCTATAAAAACTATTATTTGAATCATCAGAGCACATATCAGCAGCTTCTTTTACAGTTTCTTCTGGTATAGAAATCATTATAGCGGTAATCATCATCAGTCCCAAAGCCCCTGATAATACTTACCGAACAATCGATAACCATTTTTAATACGATTTTCGATTACACGCATACCATCATAATCCTTACGTTCATGGTACTCGTCATCCCAATCGTTAAGCTGAGATGCATGAGCAAAGATCATTTCATCAAGCACCCACGCCCAACGATCATGGAAAAGATCATCTGTTTCACCATAGTTCTTCTGCTTATCTGTCAATTCCGGAGCAGCCGTAGAACGAAGATGTTCCGGTACATCCTCATCATCAACGAATGGTGAACCATGCTTGGTTTCCTTCATTTTTACAAGCATGGGATGAATGATCAGCGAAAGCGTGTGGTCCATCGACCATGTATCATATTCGTCAATACGAATACTAACCTTACGTGGTTTTTTATTATGAAACCAGTTGCAAACGGTACATACCCAGCTATCAGCAAGGCGCTCACCAAGCCAATCAGCTGCTTTGTAATCCCAACGATTCCAACGTGGGTCATCGTCTAGGAATATACCCTTACGGTTCACCCAGAAGAAAAGCATATCAGTAATTTGATACGGACCAATCCAACGTTTGTATGGGCCAATATAGACTTTCATATAAATATCCCTTAGAGATGGAGGTTATCATGTTTGGACGTTTACAACTATATATAATCGCTGGCATATTCTTGTTTGGTATTTTATCTGCAGGATATTACTCTTGGCGCAGCGGGATCGAGCGAGAGGCTCTCCTAGAGTACAACCAACAACAACTTGAACAGAGCATCAAAGACAAAGCTGAGATGGAAAAACAAATCGCTGATATCGATAACGTCAAGAAAGAAGTCGAAGCTAAGAACGAAGCTGAAAAAAAGGCATTCAAAGAGAAACTCGAATCAATTAGCATCGAACTATCTTCGAAACAAGTAGCTGATACAGATAGACCAGCATCAAAGGTACTCAAGGATACAGTGAACAAGCTAAAGGATGTAGTGAAATGAGAATATTAATTGCAACCGTTGCAACGTTAGCTCTAGCTGGTTGTGCTAAGGCACCTCCTCCACAGTTCATCACCAAAACAGAACTGCAGGTTATCGTTCCTGAGAAGTCAATGTTCTATTGTCAAAACGTAAGGCATTTTCCAAACCCTGAAACATTGACTGATGTGCAGGTAGCGAAGCTGTTGGTTGAGTTGCATTCAAAAAATACTGAGTGCCAAAAAAATATCAATTCAGTATACAAGTTCTTAGACGAAGCTAAGAAGAAAACTAAAACTCAATAATTGGCTCGGGGGCAAGGACTCGAACCTCGACCAAAGGATTCAAAGTCCTTCGTTCTACCATTAAACTAACCCCGATCAATTATCACAGTTCATCTTCAAGATACTCATACAACTGCTTCAACAGTTCGATTGCTTCTTCTTTCTTCAAAGCAATTCTGTACGTATGATTGCGATTATTATCATCAGGCATATTGATATGAACGTAACCAATATGACCCGAAATATCAAAACCATCAGGATTAAATTGCGCTATCGTTTTAGCATCACTCGTCGAATCAGTAAACCTTGCTATTCTCATGATATATATCCTCAATTACCGTAGTACTCTTTTTCCTGCTCTTCGAACTTTTTCGCTATAGCGAGAGCTTCTTCCTCGGTATAATCATTGATGTCATCCTGAGAATACACCTGAGACATAGAGTTCAACTCATCATCTGTATTTAGGACATAGTACTGAATATGAATACCTTCACCGTTTCTGGTTGTTGATGCAACGATCTTATGGATTCTCTTCTGCTTGGCGTAACCAACGTAGCTGACTACCTCACGCGACCAAGTTTCGCCTTCGAAGCGCATCTCTTCTGTCGAATACTCAGGAGCACAGCGAGGCACCCAATAGGTGTGTCCAACGTTGTACTTTGTAGGAATAATCATTTCTTTATGACCTCAAGATCATCAAAGTAGTAACCAGCCGCCTTCAAAAAGGTAACGAACTGCTGGACCACTGTATCAAGATGTGCATCAGTACCATCAAATATGATGTTGATTAGGCTATGCTTTGGCTCACCTTTTAGATCAACGTTCTCATACTCACACTGAAGAGTGTAAGTGCACTTATATTCATCAGACATGATAACCTCACATACGTTCAATGAATGGACGACCGACTACTTCGACGCCGTTCTTGCGCATTCCATAGATCTCTTTGGAGAAGCTGAATGCTTCCTGGAGTGTACGAAAATACGACTTCCGTGTGACGAGCAATCCATATATGCCATCACCCTTTTCGGTATGCTTTACATCGTAGCAGACTTTGAACTTTGCTTTGGACATATGGATACTCCTTCATCATCAACAGTATCTATTATACTAGTTATTTAGAGAAAAGTAAAGAAAATAATCAATGTGTAGCAAGAATATATTGAGAAAACGAGTCCCAGTTCTTCCAGGCTTCGTCGAAGATCTCATAATCGTCTGGATACACCATTTCGAATAGCTTCCGAGCTTCTTCTTCCCGTAGAGTACTACCACAGCATTGCTCAGCGTACTCGACGATATCCATATAGCGTTCTTTCATCATACCCATGATTTTGACTCCTTGCGAGAATAAGAACCTTTACCCTTACGTGGCTTGACGATGCGCAGCCGAAACTTTGCATCGTTGAGCTCACGTGCGTATGGGTTACGCTTTGATACGCTTGAGTTTACCGACGAGTTCCCAGTCATAGGTTTTCTCCTTGGTGCGCTTATCGACCACGAAATCCATCTTGTGGCCAGTAGCTTCCTCGAGGTAGGAGACAGCTGCCTCCATAGTGTCGAAGGACTTTTGACCGATGGTGTTATTCAGCTTGGGCTTGGCTACGTACATCATTATGCATTCTCCAGTTGCTTGGTGAGCTCAACGATACGCTTCACACGATTTACATACTCAAGCGCCACAAAGGACGAAACGGACGAGCGGCAGCTAATATCTTCACCACCAGAGCTTGGAAAGAAAGTCAGCTGGAAGCCACTGGTGCTGAAAGAGTTTGTCTGGTGACCGTAGGTCATCGCCATAGAAACCATGAAGGACTTCAGGTCCTCCCAGGTATCATAGTTCTGGGGAGCCGAGGGGTTCATAGCGAACACAGCCTTGGCAGTCATATCGAAATCGTAGTCATCGAGTTTCATAGCTTTCTCCTCAACCATAGACTAATTATAGCCCGAAACGGCTAATTTGTCAAGCGGTATTTTCAGACGTAGTAGGCGAGATTATCGTGACGGATGAAACCGTATGACCTTTCCTTGCTTTCATAGATAGCAATTTTGGCAGCGGTAGCATCACACTTCAGCGTGTATTGACGATTCGAGCCAGAACGCTTGCCGAAATAGAAGGTACGAATGGCGTAGCGTTGGCCAGTCGCCGTGCTACGCTCCTTCAGCTGGGCATTGAGCGTAGCACGGACTTCATCAAGCTTTTCGAGCGGGATTCGGGTGTAAGCCATAGCCATGTTTCAGTTCTCCTTAATTCCAACCTATCACTTATTCTAGCCCGAAACGGCTAATTTGTCAAGGAATATGTTTCGCAACCAACGTTTCCGTTTTCGAAACGTTCACAAACGCCAACGAGGTACTCAGCCGCCCGACGGTCAACAACGGCTACCGCCAAGAGAGAGTCACGGGAAACCTGGACCCGACGGGAAATTTCCTCAAGGACACAGATCAGGGTATAGCCGTCAACGCTAGGGTAGCGGGCGAGGAACTGGGGTACGAGGCGGGGATTATGGGTCATTCAAACGCTCCTTTCAGTAGTCTATTATTCATTCTACCGTACTTTTCGATATTTGTAAAGCGATTTAATACTTGCAAATACTAAAAAACCACAGTATAGGCGAATTTTGATGCTTCGCTTCTACTGTGGTTCTGTAAAGTATTACAAGTAGTATTATAGTATATCGTTGAGTCGTTCTAGGTAGGTTTCCATCTGCACATATTTTTGATCGCCTTTCGCCCATATGAAATGACAGAAGCCACGGCGACCCAGCCCCACTCTAATTTCATGTTCATTGGGCGAATAATTAGCAAAGAACATGTACCTATCCAACACAAATTCATCCAAGAGGGCATTCTTCGCCATTGCATAATTCACAGCTGGTTGGTCAGAAAATTCCTCGTAGTATCCAGTAGGCAAATTGTTTATGACATCGATAATGCATTCAGAAGCCTGCACCAACGTCGAAGAATTTGGAGCACCAAAAATACCAGCATTGATGCAGGGGATCCATTTATTATGGAGTGAGATATCAGCAGTAAACAAACTCAAACCAAACCATTCAGCATTCTCACAAGTTCCCTCTAGATCACCGATACGTTGGTGGAAGAAAGGATACAACATTCTTTCAGAGGAGAAAGACATTTTCTTCGATATGAAAAGCTCATGAAGAATTGGCTCGATTGTTGCATCGAAAACAACATCAGTATCGATGTGTAAAATAGGCTCATATGATTCAGGTAAAAACTTAACAAGAGACCATCTCGTTTTATATGATGGATCATCATCACCCAATGGAAGCACTATTGTTTGTGACCATAGCGATTCAGGCACGTACTCTAATGTTTCATCAACAGATCTATCAGAAAACAAACACAAGTCGCCTTGATATTGCCCATAATCTACAAGAGAACCCAAGCTAATTTGGAGAGTTTTAAAATAGTTATCACCACCATAAATTGTAGTCCATATCAAAGGATTCACTTGTATTTCCTTACTGTTTGATATGCATCATAGCACATGTCTTCTAGATCATATCTGTTATCGACGTAGTCTGAATTACCCATACGCTTAGGTATCAACGATGATGGTGGGTCGCCCTTACGCTCTTCTGCCTCGATAACATCGAATTCCATTCCACTAACATACTTCATCATTTCAATGACTTCACGACAGCTGTAGCCGATACCTGTTCCTGCACACTCGAATGGCGTATTTTTTGGTACCTCAACAGCATAAGCGATAGCATTCGCCAAGTCTGAAACATGGATATAATCCCTCATGGCTGTTCCATCTTTGGTGTTATAATCAGTCCCATACAGATGCATGTGAGGTATAATACCAGCAGCCGCCTCTGCTGCAACTTGAATCAAATGCCTAGCTCTGACGATCTCATCGAATATCCCATTATTGCCAGCGACATTGAAGATACGGAAGATGGTGTAATTTGATGCATGCTCTCTCACGATATTTTCGCCCATAAGCTTCGTTTGTCCATATGGAGAAAATTCTGGTGTGAAAGCAGCGCATGATGATGCAAAGATAAAATTATCTGTAGAAGTAGCCCTCAGCACATTTTTCGTACCAATGATGTTGGTTTTAACATACTCCCAAGGAATATGAACTGATTCCTTCACATCGAGCAATGCAGCTAGATGAACGACAGCATCATAACTGCCTAAGCAATTATCAATTCTGATATTTCCAATAATGTTTTTACGAACGTATTTGGAAATATCGTTTTTCGAATGATTCGAATCAAATGAATCTACAATGTGTCCAGCCTGACATAATTTTTCGATAGTATGTGAGCCGACGTATCCATATCCGCCAGTTACTAGAACTTTTTTCATTAGATAGGAGTTTCCTCAGGTGGAACAATTTGCTTACCCCAATCAGTACGATTCCATGCACGCTCGTGAAACCAATAAAGGATTGAGTTGACGACGAGAGCGAAAGAAACAACACCAAGACCAACCCATGGGTTTCCTGACGCCAACCAGCCACCAACGAAATTGGTGATCGTCACAAGGATACGCCAAGACACAACTTTAGAAATGCTACGCTTCTGCTGCTCTGACCATTTAGAAGAAAGAAAATTAAACATATATGTCTCCATCAGTTATCATATTAAAGGCTTTGCCTATCCTTATTTAGAAGTCTAAATAGACCGTCTAGCTGTTATGTGAGGAATATATTATGATTGAAGACATCACCAACAATCCTGATCAAATCGTAAAATCAAACTATCAAAATATTGCTTTGATTGATTTTAATTCTGGTTCGCCAAAATCATACACATATTATGATATTGATCAAAAAATTAATCAGGTAACCGCTGGTCTTCTGAAAAAGAATTTTGAACCACAAACCAGAATAGCTATCATAGCTAACAATTCATTCGATTATATCGTAATATATTTTGCGATTAGAAGATCAGGACTCGTGCCTGTGCTGATTAATCATAAGCTATCTGCAGAACAGATATCGAAAATTATCGATCACAGCGATACTGAATTCGTTTTCTATGATGATGTGTTTATCGACAAAGTACCTACATCGACACAGTCATTATCAATTTCTCAATTACCTATTATAATGTCATCAGAGCCGTTTGTCAAGCCTTTTGATGATCAAGATCGCCCTGCTTTTTTCTTATACACCTCTGGATCGACAGGAGAGCCGAAGGGAGTTGTTGTAAAAACCAATAGCAGAAGATGGATTATGCAGAGGCAGATCAAAAACTACAAAGGATGCAAGATTCTTATCTCTACACCTTTGTATCATATGAATGGTCTTTCCAATATTGAAAGAAATTTGCTGAGTCAAACTACCATTCTGTTAGTGCCAAATTTCGACGCCGAGCAGTACATTAAAATCATTCAAGAGTACGACATTAATTTCTTAGTCCTAGTACCGCCAATGATGGCTATGATATTAGCTCATAAATCTTTGTCACCGAATTATCGTTTTCATTCGATCAACGAAATCGTGTTAGCTTCCGCTCCTACAAGCCCAGAGTTGTATAAACAAACGAAGAAAAGATTCCCTAACTCTAGGATCCTATTAAGATATGGTTTAACAGAAGTAGGACCAGGGCTGTTTGGTAAAGCTCCTCCAGGATCGAATTTGAAAACGCCACCAATGAGTGTAGGATACCCAAGAAAAGGTATCGAGTATAAGTTGATTGACGATGTACTACATATTAAAAGTCCATCGATGCTCACCACCTATCATAAGAATCATGATCTCTATCAGAAAACATTAACCGAAGATGGTTTCTTCAATACCAAAGATAAATTCTATGTTGATGAAAATGGATTCTATTTCTTTATGGGTCGTGCTGATGACATGTTTGTCAGTGGTGGAGAAAATATCTTTCCAGGCGAAGTTGAGGAAATTATCGAGAAATGTCCTGGAATTGCTTCCGCCGCTGTAGTAGGGTTGCCTGATGAAATCAAAGGCACCAAACCATATGCATTCGTAGTAAGGAAAGAATATTCTGAGGTCACAGAAAGAGAAGTCCAAGAGTTTGTCATGAAAAATGCACCAGCTTATCAGTACCCTAGAAGAGTTTGGTTCATTAATCAAATGCCATTGACTGGGACTAATAAGATAAACAAGCTAGAATTAGAATCGTTGGCTAACTATTATATGGGAGAAACTATATGAGCTTCGAACCTTTCGAAACATTGAACGGTAAAGTTGTTGTTATTACAGGATACATGGGAGGTATGGGGAAGGCGATTGGAAAACGTTTGGCGGCTAGAGGTGCTACGATCGTTGGAATTGTCAGGAGAGATCTAGATAATGCTCAGAACGAACTGAATATGTTGGGCAATAATCATTTAGCAGTTTATGCTTCTATTGATAACACTGAATCTCTTATTTCGGCGTACGAAATTATCAAACAAAGGTATGATAGATGCGACATACTAGTCAACGCTGCAGGTTTTAGTAAAACGATCCCACATCAAAATTTAAATGCCTTGACTGATGATTTTTTTGATCAGATAATGAAAGTAAATCTTCGTGGTGTGTTTGCTACGATTCGTACATTCGCTCCAATGTTAATTGATAGCAATGATGGATTAATCGTTAATATATCATCAATCGCTGGAGTCAAATCAGGCGGAAGCAATATCGCCTACGCTGCTTCGAAAGCAGCAACTGACTCTATGACTAGGAACTTAGCAAAGGCTCTAGCACCAAAGGTAAGAGTAATATCTGTTGCACCTGGAGCTGTCGATACAAACTTCCTAGAAAATCGCTCTGCTGACTTCTTGAGTAAATATGCCAAAGGAACTCCACTGGGGCGCATCGGCGTTGTTGATGATGTAGCTTCCACGATTGAAGCTTGTGCTACAACTATGAGATTTATGACAGGCAACTGTATTGTTATTGATGGAGGAAAAACACTATGATTAAACAGAAAACAGTAATCACATGTGCTATAACTGGAGCTGTGACGAAGCTTGAGCAAACTCCTTATCTACCTATAACTCCTGAACAAATTGCTACCTCTGCAATTGAAGCCGCTGAGGCAGGAGCGTCTATCGTTCATCTTCATGTTAGAGATCCTGAAACCGCTGGACCTAGTATGGATCTAGAGCTATATCGAGAAACTGTTGAGCGAATCAAAGCTGTACGTCCTGACTTGCTAATTAATTTAACAACAGGTCCAGGATCTACAGGACCTGCGAAGAACCTCTTCAATCAAAAATCTTTTTTGAAGATGGCAGAACAGCGTGTCAAGCACATTGTAGCTCTCAAACCAAACATCTGTTCGCTAGATTTAAATACGATGAATCGTGGCCCTGGAGGTATCACCATCAATACTCTTAACGTAGCAAGAGAAATGGTAACAGCTGTCAGAGAAGTAGGTTGTAAGCCAGAGTTGGAAATTTTCGATTCAGGCGATTACCATATCGGTCGCCAACTAATCAATGAGGGTTTAATCGAAGATCCTCCGCTTTGGCAGTTTGCCATGGGTGTTAAGTGGGGATGGGAAGCTAGTCCAGAAACATTAGATTACGCTCGTAGATTACTGCCACATGGTAGTGTGTTTAGTGCATTCGGTATTGGTGCTATGGAAATGCCAATAGTAGCACAAAGTGTATTGTATGGGGGACATGTCCGTGTCGGGCTTGAAGATAATATCTATCTTTCGAAAGGCGTACTAGCGAAATCAAATGCAGAGCTAGTAGCGAAAGCTGTTAGGATTATCACGGAATTAGGTGGCTCGATAGCTACAACTGCGGAAGCTAGAGAAATATTCAGCATCAAATGAAAAAGGGCGGAGTTTCCTCCGCCCGATTCTTATTAAGCAGCCTGTAGCTTACCTACAAGACCTGGAGTGAAGAAGTCAGCGTACATGTCATACACCTTTGAGGTGATTGACTTGAACTTGCTTGCTTCAGCATCAGACATCTTAACAACCTTAACGCCAGTAGCTTCGCACTTAGCAAGAATGCTTGGAATGTCAGCAACAGACTCACGACGCTCCTTACGAGCAGCGTTGAATGCAGCGTCAGCAAAGATTTCCTGAGTAGCAGCATCAAACTGCTTGAAGAAATCCTGGTTCACGATGATTGAAGTTAGGAACAAGCTATGAGCTGTGTCGTTAACAACTTCGAAGCTCTTATTCTGCTCGAGTGGGAACACACGAACATAGGTTGATTCGCCAGCAGCAATAACACCAGCGTCAGCAGCAGCGTTCATTTCTTCAAGTTCAATGTCAGCACGTGGATTTGCACCAAGAAGCTTGAATGTATCAACAGCAACTGGAGAACGTGAAGTACGAACTGTCTTACCTTCCCATGCAGAAACTGTATCAGCTGCGAAGTTTGCAGGAACGATACGATAACCGCCAGAGTAAGTGAAGCTCATTGCCTTGATGTTTGACTGGTCAGAAACACCAGCAAGCAAGGACTTGCCAAGATCGCCTTCGAGAACACGATCAGCATGCGCATGATCAGTGAAAAGGAATGGAAGATCAAGAGCGTGAAGATCCTTGTTGTAGTCTGCGAGCCAAGTAGTATAGATATGACTCATTTCGATAGCACCAGTGTCGATAAGATTCATAAGATCGTTCTTAGTAACCTTCTTGCCACCATTGTACTTTGTTGCATAGTCAGTAAGAGAAAGAACTTCGATGTTAAAAGCACCGTTAGTCTTTTCATTTACTTCCTTAGAGAAAGAATCAGCAACCTTAAGGAAAAGGTCTACTGGCTCATGGGCGATAACCCAACGAATGTTTTGCGTCATTAAAAAACTCCATGTTGATTTAACGTTAAATGAAACAGGTCATGACCCCTGCAATTCTATTTAGTCATCCATCCAATCTACTTTGTAGTTCATTAGACTATTTTCGAAAAAATATTCGACTTCAGGACCATAATGATACACACCTTTGTATGAATTATTGTTGATGTCCTTCTTAGGATCAGGAATGCAGAGATATTCGTACTTATCTGTCATACCAACAATGCTATGTGTCAAATCGGTGATGCCACGGTTCTTACCTTTAATATTCAGGTTAGCCATAGACTCTAGTTTCGTTTTAAACCAAAAATACCATTCATTCTTATCATACTCAAAGATGTATTTTCTCTGGACATATTTGTAGGTTGCAAGAGTATTTCGAATCTTCAATCCATTGTTATTATTATTCATACTCCAATGCTGGTAGCCCTCGCCATTAAACCAATTAACCATCGAGTCTGTACATTGCTGGGCAGGAATGGTGCTGTTGAAATAGATAGCACCACGGATAGAGCAATTGTAATATTTCACGTTGAAGATCAGCCACCAAAAGAAGTCATGGAAGCTATGTACTGGCACTGAAGACGTAATGATATTCAGATGATATTTCTCATAGAGCATTCTACCGAAATTTAACCCATGTTCAGTATCGTTTAGAGATAGATACCGAATGATAATGTCTTTGTATGCAGTATAATGCACATCGCCATCTGAGATCTTGTACTTTAATTTTTGAAGATTGGCTTGTACAGCTGGATCTTGAAGTCCAACAAAATAATCATAATTATGATACAGCTGCAAACCAATAGAAGTACCAAAGATACAGTCGCCCTCGTCAGCTGTAATAGGCGTGTACCCCATGTTGATATAATCATCATAGAGATGAGTGTTAGAATCAAAAATCGTAAATTTTCCGTAGATATGATCTTGCCAGAAGTTAGGATTTTCTATGATAGAATGCATCGATGCACAAATAGCAACAGACTTCAATTCTTCCTGAGTAAGGTTTCGCATGAGAGCTACGGCGACGAGGGTGCTATCCATACCACCCGAATACATCACAGCATATTTTTTGCCCGCTTGGATACCAAGCTTTATTTCATACGCTCGCTCATCTGTAACTTCTTCAAAAGTTTTATTGAACGTAGGGTTATACACAGGCATTTTAAATTTATCTGGGACAACCTGATTCCATGGTTGGCTCCACTCGCCTTCGTTTCGAGATACCAGTCGATGAGGTCTAAACCTCTTGGCGATGTCTAGGTAAAATTTACTACCTGCACCTACCTTCGGGTACACTCTATTCCAAAATTTGAGCGCTGGTCTAATGTCTGAAAAATATAGGAGCTGATTAGAGTTTATCATATTTTATTTGCTTTCAAAAGGTTTGTGGGCGCACGATATTTGAAAGGGTTGACTTCATTTATCATATCATAAAACGCTTCAGAACGATCATATGTAACTGTTTTGTTATCAAATGCATTCTCGAATGCAGCTCTTATTTTCTTCTTAGCATCTTTGATGCCACTAGCAAAATAAAGTATGGTGTTGATATCGCTGAACAAGCTTGTGCCAGAAGATGTTTTATCTTCATATGAAGAAATCGTGTTGTTCCACTCTTTCGAGTAAAACATATTAGCCATCAATCGATTATCCAAAGAGTTTTTAGCATTGGCGAATTCTGTTGCGTAAACTATTTTATTGACGAAATTTACATAGTCTTTTAAAATTTTCAGTTGCTCCAAACCTTCTTCATGCTTGTAGTCTTCAGGAACATCTGCCTTGACGATATTCTCTGTTCTTAACCTTTTGAGGGTTGGTGTTTGATTTTGAATGATGTCAGCAACATTCCTTCTCTTGAAGGCTGTCTTATCAAAGATACTGTAGCTCGTGCAATTATTATTGTCCATACCACCAATATCATGCGGAAGCTGATAAACAGTTGTTGCTATTTTAGAAGATAATACCTGAGCTGATTTTAATGTGATCCAAAAATCGTAATCGTCGACAAGAATAAATCGATCGATCTGCTGACAGTAAATAGCGTTTTTCTTTCTCGAGCCTTCTTTGTTATAATACTGTCTGTCTAAAATATTATTGAAATATCTATCCATAATAAACCTCAAATTGTCATATCAATTCATATTTTATTTAGATAATAAAAAAGGGGAGCTTTTGGCTCCCCTTGTAAATATGGCACCAGTGGCACCGGTGCAAGGAATCGAACCCTGATATGCGGTTTTGGAGACCGCCGTTCTACCATTGAACTACACCGATATGGCGGAAGGTGTGAGATTCGAACTCACGGAACCAATTACGGTTCGCACATTTAGCAAACGTGTGCCTTAAGCCTCTCGGCCAACCTTCCATAAACTGTTTACATTTTTCTTTTATTTAGATAATTAAAATATTTTTGTTTGTTATAAGGTTTTTTTGGAACAGATCTTACGGATAAATCAAAATCAGTAGTTTTTCCTTCTTCAGGATTACGTCTGTTTTTTTTAGTTTTATTGCAGTCTTCGCAAGTTATTTGCAAATTTGATTGTTCGGTTCTTAGATCCCAGTAAAATCTTAATGGTTTAATATGATCTAAATTAAGTTTTTTAGAACTATCGACTGTAAAATCATGCATGCAATAAACGCATTCACGACTGGAGTTATTTTCTAAAAACAACTTGCGACAGTCTTTCCATTCCTTACTCGAATAAAATGATTGCGCTTCTTTTACAGTTTTATTCGAAAGTTTCGTTATTTCGACCATAATTTATCCACGAACTCTAATAGCAGCTGGTGATGTTCACCCTTGTGCCAGTGTTTGTTTATATACTGATACGGTTTCTCATACCAAAATTCTTCGCTCTCGGGATGACAACCAATAAGACCTATGTTACCCTGAATGATTGCCATTGGTAAACCATCAGTATATGTAGCTACTGATTCGTACTTCCCTTCTCCAACATACGTGCAACCGTCATAGAAGAACATCTGATAAGGTAGATCATCCCAGAAAACAAATGCTACTGTGCCATATGAACGTTTGATGGTAGCAGTTGGCTGCTTAATATATTGGGTGGGATTTACCCCATCAAGTAGGTCAAAATATCGAGAACCAGCCCAATAAGCACCCATGCAAATGCCCACATACCGACCGCCTCTAGAAATGAAGTTTGCGATTTTGTTAGCTTTAGTACGTGTAAAGAAATCGAAATAGCTATCACTATCACCGATGCCGCCAGGAAAAACCAATCCATCAGACTCATTTAAAACCTCATCTAGATTAGAACGAACGTCAAACCATTTAACTCGGTAGCGAGGTTCCAAAGCTCTCATCACACCAAAACAACACTGATTGGAACATTCAGGGTGATGGTTGAAGAGAGCAAGTGTTTTCATAATATCTCCTATTTTAGGAGTATTTATAATTCCTGTTTCTTTCTTATGATCATACCTACATACGTACCAAGAAAAGCACCAGCAGCGGCAGGTATAAGCAGCATGTGGTCTGTTGTGTAATTGATAACAGCCACACAGGCAATTAAAAATACCACAACAGACCAACAACTAGCTTTTAATGTTTTGCCATCTTGAACTGATTTCAAGTAGTAAACATAAAATATATCAGTGAAAAACAAGGCAAAAAAAGTTACTACATATTCAAACATATTGGTGCTCCCCCACGGAATCGAACCGCATCCTCTGGTTCTTCAGACCAGCGTACGCACCAGCTATACCAGAGGAGCATTGGTGCCGAAGACTGGACTTGAACCAGTGACCATACCCGTATGAAGGGTGCGCTCTACCAACTGAGCTACATCGGCATTATAATGGTACTACCTACAGGTATCGATCCTGTGCTCCGAGATCCACAAGCTCGGGTGCTGCCATTACACTAAGGTAGCATGGTGCCCATAGTAAGACTCGAACTTACAGATTACGGATTTTGAGACCGTCGCCTTTACCAGTTTGGCTATATGGGCTGGTGCTGCAAGCAAGGATCGAACTCGCGACATCTTGATTACTAATCAAGTGCTCTACCAACTGAGCTATTGCAGCATATTTGGTGCCCGAAGAGGGATTTGAACCCCCAACATCTGGTTTCTAAGACCAGCGCCTCTGCCAATTGGACTACTCGGGCATATTATTTAAACGTCAAAATACCGGTATAATCGATTTGATAAAATTTTTGATTTTTACCATCGAAAAATTCATCAACTGCTTTCTTGCAACCTTGCCAGTGGCCATAATCATCGATAATCATAATACCACCAGGAACTAACTTTTCCCATAAAACTTCTAGTTCTATTTTTGTAGAAGCATACCAATCTGTATCAAGCCTTAACAGAGCTATCCTATCAGGAATATTTCCAACATCTAGTAAAGTTTGACAAATATCTCCTACAACAATTTTAACTTTTTCTTTTGGGTAATTCGAACTTGAAATAGTTTCGATAAATTCTTCTAGAGGAGATAAACACATTACTTCATCAAGAATATTTATCGCCAAGGATCCATTATAATCTACATCAATATCTTCTGGAGCTGTCATACCTGCAAATGTATCATACGCCCAAACATCAGCAGTTAAATTATGATGTTCGAGATATTTTAGAATCCCTAGGATATTACCACCCTTGTAAACACCACACTCAACATAATCGCCATCGATTTGGTTTTTTCTGATATATTCCAGAGAATTGTATAAACAATTCATCCTTTCAATGCTAGTCATTGTGTATAATCTAATAATAGTACGAAAGAAGCTAATATTCATTGCAAATCTTTTCAAAAATGGAGCGGGCAATCGGGGTCGAACCGACGACATCTTCGTTGGCAACGAAGTGCTCTACCACTGAGCTATACCCGCTTAACTTTATATATACAACTCTGTAGCATCTATTCCATTTCCAATAACACCAACAGGAAAAGAATTAAAGCTCAAACTGATTCTTGTCTTATCACCAGTTACTGGTGGAACAAAATGTAACAACGATGATGGGAAAATTAACAACATACCAGTATCTACTGGTACTCTCCAGCTAAGAGAATTCCATGGATTATAGTCTGAAGAACCAATTTCAATTGGAGTATCATAACCACGAAGAAAGGTAATATTATCATCAGGATTAGTATTTATATAGAACACACCACTAAGATAACTATTCGCATGAATATGTTGATGATGGCCTTGACCTTTTTGTGAAAAATTCAACCAAGACTGGGTAATCCTAATCGTAGAATCGTTTTTCGGCTTTACCACATCATTATAGTAATGATTTAGATGAAGCTGACAAAAATCTTTCAAAGAATGAAAGAGTTCATTCTCAATAACATACTTGTCTTTACTAGACACATTTTCTTTATTATTGTTAATGTTTTGACTAAGAGTCTTTACAAAATCAAGTTCTGAACTTGAAAATTTACGATCTATATTCGCAGTATACAAAGCTGTTGGGAAAAGACTAAAGATGTTTTCATACATTATATATCTCTTTCAAAAATGGCGTCCCGAAAGGGATTCGAACCCCTAGCCTTCGGTTTCGTAGACCGATGCTCTATCCAGTTGAGCTATCGAGACGTATTGGAGGTGCCTCCCAGAATCGAACTGGGTTCTTATCGCTTTGCAGGCGAATGCATTACCATCCTACTCAGGCACCGATAATATTTATGTGGCAGGTGCGGTATCTGGTTCATCGGACGATCTTAGATCCCGTAAAATGAACTTGCCCATGCTCCTCTTATCAGTCGATCAAACCGATCCTACTTTGCCCCTTGCTGCAGCTGGGGCGCTCTAGGCTTTCCTTACCACGTGTTGGCTGGGGATCAAGGACTCGAACCTCGAATAAAGGAGTCAGAATCCTCCGTTATACCAATTTAACTAATCCCCATTATATGGCGATCCTGAAGGGAATCGAACCCTCCTCAACCCTTAGACAGAGGGTCAGCCTCACCAGATGCTTACAGGATCAATTTAGGAGCTCACAGTAGGGCTTGAACCTACATCCTCCTGACTCAAAGCAGGATTACTTACGCTTAGTAGATGTGAGCAATTTGGTTGCGGAGGTCTGAATTGCACAGACGATCTTTTGGGTATGAGCCAAATGAGATTCTACTTCTCCACTCCGCGATAAACTGTGACAGTTCCGATATCACCCATCGTCACTGACAACCGTTGAGCAGGGAGTCGCGACTCTCTTGTATCAAGTTGGACCTTGATGCTGTTTGCCTATGGTGCCCGCAGCAGGACTCGAACCCACCGCCTCCTGAGTACAAAACAGGTGCTCTACCAGATGAGCTATACGGGCGAAACTGGACTGTTGAGTCCCTAGTGCGTGACGACATCAGCACTCAACAGTTAGGAAGGTTCCCTAGCGTATTCAGGTTTACCTACAACTCATCACCTATGGTGGAGGATACCGGGATCGAACCGATGACCTACTGCGTGCAAAGCAGTCGCTCTCCCAACTGAGCTAATCCCCCAATATCGTTAACCTGTATCAAGCACCCTCTTGACCTCAGCCACTTACTTTGGGACTTCCGTCGAAGCCACAATCCAAAGCTTGAACGTGGTAGGACCCGTCGGCACAGGTTAATTGTGGTAGTCCGTGACAGGGTTGAACTGCCGACCTTCTCCGTGTAAAGGAGTTGCTCTTCCACTGAGCTAACGGACCATATTGGCTCCCCGACTAGGACTCGAACCTAGGACCATTCGATTAACAGTCGAATGCTCTACCAACTGAGCTATCGGGAATTAAACTATAATAATACCTATCCTTATTATGGGATATGGTTACCACAAACCTGGCGTTCTACATAACCACGACGAGTGTTTTCCCAGTAAGCATAGCAACGAGGACGACGAGGCGGAGGAGAAATATATCGAGGATGCTCGACATAACGAGGCTGCTCAACGTAATATGGACGAGGCTGAGGTGCAGGAGCAGTAAGCATTGAACCTACGACTGCACCAGCAACACCAGCAGTAGCAAGCTGCTGCTCGCGAACTGTACAACCAGCTAATGCACAAGCACTAACTGCAACCAAAATAATCTTATGCATCACTAACCTCCATCATAGATATATTCTACCTTATTTAGCACCTGAAGTCAAGTACTTTATTTGGTGAACCGTGTAGGGATCGAACCTACGACAAAGAGATTAAGAGTCTCCTGCTCTACCAACTGAGCTAACGGTCCTTATTTGGTACAGCGTAGGGGAGTCGAACCCCTCTTACGGGAGTGAAAATCCCGGATCCTAACCGATAGACGAACGCTGCATATTATGGTGAGTAGGGTAGGATTCGAACCCACAACGCTCTAAGAGGACGGATTTACAGTCCGTTGCAGTCCACCGTCTCTGCAGCCTACTCAAATTTCTGCCCACCGTTAACTGGCTCCTGACTCGCCTACCGGCTTCTTTTACATCGGTTAACACACGGTGGCATGTGCCGATGACAATCCTAGTTTCGTTTATCTCGAGAACCACGAAACTAGCCTGTAATGGCGGAGTGATGGCGGAATCGAACCCCTGGCCTTTCGGCTCCAACCGCTTTCAAGGCGGTGCTAGTATCCCCGACTAGACATGCACTCCAATAAGTCTCCAGCCCGGAAGCTGGAGGTGCCAGTCGACGTATCGAACAGGCGATGAAAAGCAAGGGTACGTGGCTCACACGTTTGCCTGCTGCCCCTTTACAGCGCCCTCAAATGACACTTTCTTGGTTAATAGAAAGCATTGAGGCGTAGGCGACTTGGTACTCACAGGAACCACCCAGATTGTATTATCCAACTATCGACCCTACGATACATCCTTTGGTCCGTGTGGAGAGACTCGAACTCCCGACCCTCTGCTCCCAAAGCAGATGCGCTACCAGACTGCGCTACACACGGTTATTCTGGTTGGCGTAGAAGGTAACGATCCTTCCGCCCCCGTCTTATCAGGACGGTGCTCTTCCTCTGAGCTATACGCCAGTAAACTCTCGGTACAATTGGGACTGGCTTGTACACCGTGTACCCCACTCAGTTGGCAACTACCAACCCCTTCGGAACAACCGTACCGTTGGCCGACGAGTGTTTGCTTGCTGTATACCGCCAGGTTTTCAACGCCTCTCCAATACATGCGGGAGCGACTAGGCTCTCCCTACAAGCAATTATGGTGGACCCTCTGGGACTCGAACCCAGGATAAACAGATTAAAAGTCTGCTGCTTTAGCCACTAAGCTAAGGGTCCAATACTTATTAGGAGTGATGTCATGTTATGGATATGGATAAACCTACATACCGTTCGCTTTAATCTGTAATCTTATT